ATCCTTAGGTTTATTTGATACGCCCTTTTTTAGAGAAACACCCCCTATTTATATAAAAAATCCTCCTTGACTTCTCATAGTTGGTCTTTCAAATTTTGACTAAAATAAAAAAGCCTGCTGCAGCACGCTCAATTTCGATAAAGTTATATGTTCATTTTCTTCCACGCGTATTCTAGTGGTTCAGTACGTGGTGGTTTCATTACTGCTTTTTCAGTAGTTTTGCTTTCGTTTCGGGAGAAATTAAACATAACCCCTTTTCGTGTGGCGGTTTGCCTCACCCCTGTAATATACATGTCACTGATTTCTAATTTTGAGCCTTTGCGTATTTGTGGTTTACGTTGTACGGTTGGATACAGTGTTTTTGGTTGAATTATTATGCCTTTTATTGTCATAAAATCACCAGCCTTATTCTACTCTTAATGCAATGTTGTACTCTGAAAATGAACTCCATACACTTGAGTAGTAGGTGTTAAATAATTTATATTTCTGGACTTCTCCATCTTGAGAAATTTCAACGATATCGCCAATTACAAAATTTGAACCTCTATATGTGTAAAGGCCATCAAATTTCGCTCTTAATCCATCTACGTTATCTCCCATAAAAAATGATGTGAATATTATATTTCCTTCTAAAGATGGTGCCTTTAAAAATACCTTATCCCAAATGAAAATAGGAACAGAAACATTTTTTAATCCCTCATATATAAGTTTACTTCTAGCAGCCACCAGTGCTGCATAAACGTCCCACCTTGAGCAAGCACTCACTAAGACACTAAAAGGAGAAGATATAGGTGTGAATTGTTCTTGTTGATATAGTTCATCTGGAATACCAAATAATCCTATTACAGTCTTCCCTTTTCGTTCTGGAAGATTATCATCGTTTTCATAAACACAATAAATAACAATGTCTTTATCAACGTATAAATATAGATCCACCATAACAATTGGTTTGCTAATAGTAGTAACATTAATGGAGCTAGTCGTTTTCCCTTGATGAAAACATAACGGGTAGAACGAACCAGGTCCTCCGAAGGTAACATCCTTCTCTTTATCATATCGTTCAATTAATCTAAAGCTTGCATCAGTAACAGAATTAGCAGAATCTCTTATATCAAAATAGGTATATCTACCTGCTATAATATCTTGGCTACTTGCATTAACGGCATCAAATGGACGTAATTCTATAGAATGGTTTTTCATACCATCGTTACCGTTTGAGTACATAACATAAATGGTATCCTTTGATGGTGCAGCAGCATTTAATTGCTGCCATCCAGCCTTTTTCATTTCATCGATAATCTTCATAAAGACTTCTCTTCGCTCTAGTCTGTGTAACTTACAAATTTTATTTGTCATTTTATATGTTCCTCCTTAACTTAAACGTATCGCTTTCATAGAAACATTAAAAGTAGAGTTTGCTACGCCCCTATTTTCTATATAAAGATGGACCTTGTTTGTATGATCTTTATCCTCGCAAGGAATCGCTAAAATATCATATGTTCTTTTTTCTGATAAACTTTTATAAATTTGATTCCCATTCTCTTTTTGGTCGTACATAAATAGCATTGCTTCAACATTTGAATCATTTGTAACTTGAATCGTGCGAATATCGTATTTGTTACAACCTACATCCAATGGAGTATATAGAGTTTTTCCTGGTTCAATTGTAATTTGTATATTCCTCTCAATAAGGATTGACGGTGTAATCTCGCTTTCGGATGTATATCTATATAATTTCATTACGGTTCCCATATTGTATTCACCTCAATTATGTTTTAGATGAATATTAAAATAAATTGGTTCAAATGCTAGGAAATTTGTATCCTTCACAACTTTTACCCAAAAATCACGCGTACTTTGTGCAGCTACTGAATCAATCTGTATTTCATTTAAATAGCTTGTCCCATCTAACGAAATAAGAGCCCAGGTGTAACCAACTTTCTCCATGTACTGTTGAATGGATAGTTTTATATTTGTAGCAGCGCCGATGTTGTCATTTACGATTGTCATTTTTATAATACGCTCATTATTCACCATGTAACCTAAATTCGTTGGATCCGTTGTATTTAATTCTTCGCTATTCATTTTGATTTGTAGTGATGAACCCATACAATACATATCCCCACCATAGAAGGTAGCTTGTTTCTTTGCTAGTAGTTCGTTTTCTTCATCATATATTTCTATGATTCCCTCAAACTCTAAAGAAGGGAGTAGAATATCAATGCCTGTATGAGCTGCAGCTACAATGTTAGTAGACAGGATATTATCTGCAGTATCTTTTAATACAACTTTATAATTTTCATATAGTTGGCGCAGACGTAACATGTTGCTTGTTGTCATAATAATTTTATTGATGTCTAGCGGTACAAATCCCTCTGCAGTTCCTCTTTTTAAAATAACACCAATTCTTTTTGCTTCTAATGAGTCGTTATCCGCATAATCAAAAAATGTATCTGTCTTTGTATAAAAGTCCCATTGATCTTCCTTGCATATTGCCATCCACTCTTTATTGCTTTGTGAACCATTAGCAGAATAGGATTCAAGAAACTCGACTTTATTTTTTTCATTTTGATAGATTAGTAAGCCGCCTTCATCTCCTTCTTTTGTAGGAGCATAATCCGCAATAACCTGGATCGCAAAGTTACTTTGTGGTTTATCGATTAAAAGCATAACGTCTTTATCTGCAGAATGATTCATACGTAAGAATCCTTTTTTAACAGCATTGTTAAATGAATTTGATGGTGACATAAGCCATTTTGGATTTACGGAGTCAAAATCATCTACAAATATTTTTCCACTTTCTTTTTCATACAAGGATACTTTAGGCTTTTTAATTAAATCTGGTGATAGTAATTCTCCCTGTAATACGTCAATAGCATCTATAATATTATCTTGAGCTTCAATTACAACTGTATGAATTCCAGGTTCAATTTCCAATTTCTCATAAACTAAACATTGAAGAATAGTTGATTTTGGAGAAAGTGTGTAAGTTTCAGAAGAACCGTCTATAGTGATTTTTATTGGATCTCTGTAACCTGTACTATTGATGTATTTAGAAATAATGCGAATTCCCTTTCCAGAAAATACGAACTCGCATTTTGTAGGTTCAGTACCATGATCTGAGTTCTTGTATGACAACGTATTATTAGAGTCACCTACCGCATTACTACTATGAAACCAAGGTCCTTTGTACCGAATATTGCTATCCGTATCATCAAACCGTTTCCAACCTGGTTCCGGTTCTTTTAATACATCACCAACTTTAGCACCTAAATCTGCGTAATCAATAGCAGCTACAAATGTATAAGTAATTCCAGGTGCCCCGGAAGCATATCCATTTGTAGTTACTTTAACGTTATGTTCACCCTTAATTAAATCAAGTTTCTCAAATACGACAAGAGAGTAGTCGGCAGAATATGCAGGAACTGAACCGGGATATCTAATACCGTCTATTGTCACTTCAATATTGTATGCATGAGTTGTATAATTTTTTAATAATATACGCACTGCATTCCCTGTAAACTTAAAATAAAATGAACGACCTAATGTATCACCGACATACCAGGCGCTATTCTGCTCTAATCTGTTAGTATCACCTACTGCACGCCATGTATCTCCTGTAATATTGTTGGTTAGGTCTACATTTGAAAAAAACTTACCTGGTTTTGCATTCTCTAAAGTGCAATATTCACGAATCCACCCTGGTTCTGGTTGCAATAAGTTTTTTCCTAATTGGCTTGCCATTCCATCACCTTCCCTTTATCTTGTTTTCTTCCAGTTTGAATTTGTCCACCAAGATTGGCGACTATGCCGCAGCCATAACTTCGGATTATCATTCTCTTTTTCAATCACTATTAATTCATCTGGTTTTTCTGTATCTAGTACTCTCTCCATTTTGAATCGTTCATTATCCTCTAGAATTGATTCTCGTTCTGGTGTGCGTTCAAATCTTTCATATTCCTCTGTAACGATTTCTAATTCATGTTTCCTATCAAATGTATCAACTTCATTAGTCACAGCGTCTACAATAGCCTGTCGCTCTAATAATTCTTGTTCACTAACGATTGCATATCGTTCAGATTCCCTTGCTGCATCTACAGTTTCAATTACATTTGTATCTCTCGTTATAACTTCTTTATCGGCTGGTGTTGTATCAGAGATAATTCCGCCTTCAAATTCACGTATACCGGTAAAGGCTTCTTGCTCTGTAATAAGAGCTTGTTGTGAAGCTTGTTTGTAAGAAATGTCTAAAGTTATATGTTCAGCATCTAAGATAAATGGAACAGTGTCCGAAGCTACTTCTTCAATTACTGCAGTTGTATGTTCTTTCATTGCTTTTTCAGATTCAATTGTTTTATCTAGCTTCATTTGCATCACATTTAATGATTTAGATGAATCATTAAATAAGGCAATACGTGTTTCTAGTTCTTTTTGAACACGGCCAAACAAATCGAATTCTGGAAGATATACGGGAATACCAAGGCCCTCAAATAAATCAAACTCTTCTATGGTAGCTTGTAATTCTTTTTCGGTTTTATTGGCAACTTCATCAGTATTTACATCAGTAATAAGTACGCGTTCTTTTAATCCGAATGAAGAAATTTTATCAACATGTGTAAGTACTGCAGTATCCTCTTTATCTACTTGGTCCAGTTCAACTACAGTTGCTTGTAACTCATTTTTCACTTCTGCAAAAGTAACGTCCGGTGATGCGCCTTGTAATTCTTTTAAGATACGATGAGAATAATCTGCATCAGTAATACCGGCATTTATTTCATGTAACCTTTCTGCTTCTTCTGCGACAATTGTCTGTATCTCGAATATGTTTTGTGATTTATTTGCATCGTCAGTTCCGAAAATATCTTTAACAGATAATACCCGTGAAGCATTTTTAACTTCTTGTCCTACCTCTATAGCTGCAGTAAATACATTTTCTTTATTTGCGAATTCTTGTTGATCGGCATAAACAGAATTAAGTGTTTCTGCGATACGTTCAAATTCATGCGTTGTATCTACATTCGCATACTGTACTTTTGTTCTTGTAAATGATGTAGATTCATTTCTTTCAGAATCAAATACATTTATTTTCTTGCTTACTTCATTACTTGCAATAACATCTGCAGCAAGTTCCTTTGTTCGAATAGAGTGATCCAGGTTAATTTGAGCTACATCTATGTCACGAATTAAATACGCACTTTCAATATCTTCATAAGGAAGCAGGTCCACATTTTCAATTTCTTCTACACGATTCAACTCATATTGTTTAGCGATAGACGTTTCAATGTCTCTTTGCATACGAGCAAATAAATCATAATCCGGAAGATAAACCGGTATACCCATACCATTGAATAAATCAAATTCTTCTATGATTCCTTTGACTTCTCGCTCTTTTGTACCAAATTCGAATTGTGTCGGAACATGAAGAAGTATTTCTTTTTGCTGTATATCACCAGTTTCATTTTCGGCAATAGATACAGGTAATATATTTGGAACTGCAGTAGATAAAGTAACCTCTGCATGTGTAGCTTTTAGCTCCCTGGTAACAATCTCGCTCGTTTCATTATGCATGGATACAGCTTCATAATCCGTTGTAACTCTGTCGGCCATAAGGTCATTATAAAAACCCTCACCGTATACAATACGTGCAACATTTACCCATTCTGGTAATACTTCCACACCAGCAGCGAATTCACGTAACTTACCTTTTAGTAAATCCTGCTGTATGATCGGCGCAACTTCATATTCATTCGTTATAAGATTTGTTACATCAGAAGCGTGTACCATTGCTTCTATCTCACTTGGTTTTTCGCTCTCTACCCCTTCGATATGGTTTATATCGAAAATTCGTCTATGTTGTGTTGATTCTTCTGCTGAAATTAGTTGAACAGAAATACTGTCCATTCGTTGCGAATGCTGCATTTCAATGTTGGCCACATTTATATTTCGTTTTAAATCAATATCAGTTGTATTTGAAATGTAGGCTTCTACCTCTATTTGTCGCAATGCATTCTCTACAACATCTGTTAAAATCCCTTTTGCTCTTACTTTAGTGGCAGTTACTCCTGCGTTATCTTCTTTAACAGCCTTATATCTCGCATAAGGAGCAATACAAACTGGATAATCAACATCATTTTTGTTTTCTGTATTCGCTGGTGTAATAGAGAAAGAATAAACTTTTTCATTCTGATTAGGTCCAGAACCAACGACAACAACATGACTTTTTTCTTTGGTACATATAGAAGGGGAAGCAATAGAATAAACTTTTTCACTCATTCTTCTGCTACCCCCTTATGCTTAAATATCTTCTTTGTAGATCGCTAAACCAATTGGATTAAATGGTGTTGCTTTTGCTTGTGTCATAGGACAAACTGGCGTTGTCGGTAATGTATAACGATATAATTGAGCCATTTCATAAGCGCCTGTGATTTCAGAACCAATAACCGGTGCTTCGTTAAATGTAACGGTCTTATCCTCTGCATTGTATACATAATCTGTTTTTTCTACTTCTTTACATGAAATGAATAACCTTAACGTTTCGCCCTTTGGCTTATGTTCTAAATGAAATACTTTACGGTGGCCATCACCTTGACCAAGTACTTCATCTACAACTGTTTTTTCAATTTCTAGCTCATCGGCTTGCTGGATATTCTTTGGATGAACCGCATATACGTCATCCAGTTTTCCAACGTAGCCATCATTTGGATGCACAATATAAATTTGAGATAAATGGTATTTACCACTATAAACCGATGGATTGAAGCGTCCTTGTCCACTATCTACTGACATATCATGAGTAATGAAAGCTAAATAATGATGCTGGTACATGGCTCCTGTACTTGATTGTGATAATTGAACCGTTTCGTTTCCGTTTGATGTATCAGAACCGTAATCAAGTGGCGCATTACCGATTTTCTTATTTGGTGAATATACAAATTGATCGCCTGGCCTGCAGCCGCTTAAAATAATCATATTTTTTCTTGGTGCAACATCGAATGTATATATTTTTCCGATATACAACGGAACAAATAATGCACGAACTGGATTTGGTGTTGGATCTACACGCATAAACATAATTAAGCGGTCCTTGTTTGCGTTCCCATACAGATAAACAACAGAGTCGCGATTTAATTCTTTAGAGAAGCGCTGCTCCGGTGTAAAGCTAATGGATGTATAAGGCGATGGATTCACAAAATTAATCGTAGAATATACTTCGCCCATAATACTTTCCATCTTTTGTACATCAAAGCTTGTTTTTGCTGTTAATGTATCCAGTGTTCCATCTTCTTTTGGTAATAAGAAATAAATACCGCTAATCTTAATTGTTGTATCTGCTGCAGGTGCGGTTTTAAATACAATTTCTGTTTCAGTAAACGAATACTCGCTAGGATCAACAATAGTATTATCTTTGTAAACTACGGTCCTGCTTTCATCAAAGTTAGGGAATGGTAATGCGAAGTTCTTTTTTGTTCCATTCCCTTTTCCTAATTCCCCTAACTTATCACCGGAAAGAATCTCTTTTTCAATAAAGTATCGATTAAAAGTAAATAGCAGCATGTCATTGTTTGGCTCGTATGTGTTGGTAGCTAATCTATATTCGCATGTTATTTTATCGCCTTTTGCAATAGCGGTAGTAAATGTTACTTTTCCTGTAGTTGCATCCACCTTATATTTACTCTTTTCTTGTTCAAACCCATTTACATATACAATGACAGAAGGGCCAAGAACAGGAGAAACAGGGATAGAGAAGTCTTTCTTCACTCCATCCCCCATCCCTAATTTACCTAGTGGAGAATCTGCAGAAATAAACCGGCTATCAGTGAAATCAGAATCCGCAGTATCATACGCATTTGCTATACCGAATCTTCTACGTTCTCCATCGCTTCCTAACGATTCAAACAACCTTACATCAATAAATTTTGAAATTCCGCTCTTAATTTGGAAAAATAGCGTTCGTTTCCAACCGTTATCAGCAAATAGTTTTTCTAATTCTTGCGGTAATGTTTGTAAATATACGACTTTATCAAACCACATATATGTACACTCCTTTATACTGTTTTCTCAAAAATACCTAATCCAGCAGGACGATACGCCGTAGCAGGTCTTTTTGTAATTGGTGAAATAGCATCTACATTAAAGAATTTGTAAATGTCATGCGAATCCGGACAAGTATTCTTTCTAACTTTTAATCTATCGCCATTTAATAGACCTAACGGAGACAATAGGATCATATAAGGTAAATATCCACGTACACCTTCATCTGGATGAACAATATAAGCACGAGAAGTATGTACTTTATTGCTATAAACAGACGGGTTAAATTGATATTTGTATTCGTCATTATCTTGCGATTGCCATGCTAGTGAATATTGGCCGCCATCTTTACCAACGCGATCTGGTGGCATTGCATTAGGCGCTACATTCCAAGCGATAAAATGGGCCTGGTACCTTGCTCCTAATCTTGAACGTTTAATAATTACGTTATCAATACCGTTACCAGGGGAACGTGGATAAGACTTCATGACAGGCATGTAGTTTTCTACATTTCTATATGGTTTCGTATCGTTAAAATCGAATTTGTGTGATGCTGCTTCATTTCCAGTATCAAAGGCTGTGCCCGCCCATAAAGCGTCACCTAATGTATCATCATTTGCATAGCTTTCTAATTGGCCCATATAAAGCGGTGTAACTGGAACCACATTGTTTTCAAAGGCTGGTGTATTATCAGCTTGTATTAATAAAACAACACGGCTTTCATCAACTTGGCCATTAATTCGAACCAATGAATCCGGCCACCAGTTTGTTTGAGCATTGATACCTTGCAAATTCGTATTTCGTAATGTTACTTTCACCCAAGGAGACATCATGACTTGAGTCTCTGCTTCGTCATAGGAGTAAACTTTATATGTACCGACACCACTTGGATTTGTCTTTAGAGTAATTCCTATCTTAGTTAATTCCACATCTAATAATATTTTTTCAAATTTATTAAATTCATAAGGGAGAACAAGAACGCCATCATCTGCAACGCTGGGTTCTTTTTCAATCATATAAACATAAAAACAAGAACGATCCCTGCCGCTTTCTAAACGTTTTTTACCATCTTCGGCAAAAGCTTTCTTACCTTCTTCATTTGTGAAGTTGTATTTAATCTCTGACTTTTTAAGTGACCATTTTGAAATTTGAGCAATTCCATAAATAGAACCGCTATTGTTCTTCACTAGCATGTGCTTACTCATGCCGAACTCAAACTTTGAATCATCTTCGGATTTTACGTCTAAATCCGGATAAACGGCTCTAAAAAACGATTTGACTTTCTTCCATCCGTTAGCGATTACCAATTTAACAATTTCGTCTTGGAATTCACCTTCTGTATACATTTTTTCAACGTATGCCATCTATTTCACGCTCCTAATCTCTTAATAGTTGGTAATTAAGCCATATAGCCTTTTTCTCTGCAGATGCATTGTGGTATTCAAACTTTAGTTCTGCATTAGCAGGTATAGGTTTTACAATGGAGAAATTAAATCCCTCCGGCACATCTTTTACATAAACCTCTTTAAATACTTGTTGGCCATTAATAAATAAATTCCAGTAGTCCGAATCACTGTAATGTGAAGCGGCAACAGAAAAAGCAATCATTTCTGTTTCGAATGGTAATGAAAACTTATCTACATGAATTTCATCATGTATACCAACTCTTCGCCCTTGTATGAATGGCTCTGTTTTTGTTGGGAAGTAAGGTGCGTCGAATCTTCCACCAGCCATATAGGTAACAGCAAAACTCATCAATAAGCCCCCTTATCTTAAAAAGTGCAATTCAAACCAAACTGTTTTATCAAGAATTCCTTGGTTATGGAATCGAAATACAATTGTGTCTCCTGCTTTAACTGCTTTATAAACCATAAAGTGCATCCCTTCCGGAAGCCGCTTTGTATAAATATCTTGGCAAACGGTTTGCCCGTTTACGATCAAATCCCATTTATCATCTAATTCGTAAATGGAAGAACTAACACTAATTGCGTAAATCTCCATATCTGCAGGTAATGTATATTTCACTTCATCCGTTTTAAATGATGTGGAATCCATAATGAAACCAGGTATAAATGGTTCTGTTTTAGTCGGATGAAAAGGTGGATCTAATCGGCCACCGGCTAAATAGGTTGTTTCAAACAAGAGCAATCACCCTTTTTCGTGTATTAAAAAATTCCCGTGCATCATTACGACACATCGGGAATTGGTAAATCAGATAGTATACCGTTACCTTTATTAAGAAGTCTCGGCTGCACACGCTCTAATTGCTTTTGTGCATTGTATATTAATTGTATCTCCATCTCTTTTCCGGTTACTTTATGAGAGACAAGGACCTTTTCTAGCATACCGTGTGCATTAAAGGCTAAGTCATAGTGCAGATATTTATCTCCATCAACTGCAGATAAACGAGCACCGTCACGAATAAGTGTATATCCTTCGGTCATACCTTCTTTAAATACGTCATTTGGGTCATTCCCAGGCATTGGCTTACCACCGGTATATATTTGCCTATCAATTAATCCTTTCATCAAATACATGATTGGATCATATAAGTTTTTTTGCATTATCATAGAATCACCCCTAGTTCACCCTCGTAACAGACCATGTTTTGGCTGGACGCTGGATATAATAGTGATTTGCATCTTGATTTACCCGAGGAAATGATAAATCTGGTAATGAACCATAATCAAATAAGATATTATTCTGCGTATCCAGTACTTGCAAACGTCCAGTAAGAATCCCTTTTGGGTTTCGTACCGCTTCAAATACAATAATATTCACACCGTATTCAAGTGGAATATCTACATATGTTGGATTGTTCCGGATGAAATAATTTTCTTCGATTAATTTATCATTACAGTAAATATTTAATAAATCGCCATCCTCTAAATCCCAATCCCAAAGTTTTAAACGTAATGTATCTACATTTACTGTAATACCGGTTATATCTGTATAGGGAGCAGGTTCATACCCATAGTTAACAGTTAAATCTAAAGTTTGATAGAATCCGTCATCAGCAGAAATCATTGTATTAATACCTTTTACGAAATAATTCCATTGTTGGCCAGAATCTCTATTGTAAACAGAAATAACATCAAATAATTGAATCCTTGGATCACCAACTACTGCTACTGTTAATGTTCTGAACTTCTGAATTGCCTTTAAATGATAGGCTGCAGCAACCGCTCTTCTTGCAAAGAATGTTGTTGCCCAGGGTACTTCTATCATTTCCTCTCGTAAATCACCCTGCGATACATTTTTTAATAGAAACGAATTAAGAAATCCGTTTGCGTAATCTCCACATTTAACAACAATACTGTTACTTATATCCTGGTCAGTTAGCTGCATATCTAAAGAAATAAGGTTTTCCCCTTCTCTAAAACTAAACTTTGCAGGTTCATTAATTGCATAGTCTGGCATCTTCATAAATGTACAACTTCCGTCTGGTTCGTGTTTGATGTAGTGGAATGTTGTATCTATAATATCGCGTACAATTTCATCCCATTTTTGAAATCTCTTTCCGGTTGCTCCTTCAACAATCCAACTTTGATTGGTTCCAGGAATATTTACTCTGTTACCGTGCAATGTAACTCCTGCTTTTTCAAAGAAGAACTTCACAACATCATAAACATTACCGGTAGGTGCAACAATTTCATCTGATCCAGGTGTTGGGATTACTGATTTATGTAAAACCTTCTTATAGGATGTAGTGCAGGTTACTGAAATCGTGCCGCTTTCTGCATTTACCTTCACATCAGATACAAAACCATGTATATATGGTAAAGCCTCTTCACCGTAGCCAATAGACACCTTAAATTCAGTCTGCGGATATAGCTGGTTTGTATTTGTTACCTCACTGTTATAAAACCATTCTGAAATAGAAGAGAACTTACCATACCAGTTATCAGGAGCCATTTGGCCGTATTCATTTGCAAAGGTAATAGTAAATGTACTAGCAAACTGATCTACGTTCTCCTGTACTTCTAGGCCCATTACACGATGTTGTATTTGGACGTAAGAAGAAGAGTCCCTTCTTTTCATATAAACAATTAAATTAGGGGAGTTATTCCCCACTTGGAAATAGCTCCCCAACATTCTAATTAAAGAAATAGAACCTTCTCTCACATTCCATCAACTCCTATTCCTGCTTGTGACATAGATATTAATTTACATTTTGCTATGACTAGCGTTCCTTTTCGTATTGCATCTACTTCATTCGGTGGAATTATACCCCCGTAGGTACCGTAATCGCCAGTAATAATATGAGGACGGTATATTTCCCTCATGAAATCACGCCAATAACTGATATCTTTAAATAGTACAGTGAATTCTACTTCACAACCTTTGCTACCTGCACTTTGAGAACGCGGGTATCCATGCATGACATTATGTAATTTTAAGCCATCTAGTGATTTTGGTAATTTTGTTTGTTCAATCTTTTCGATATTAGGTACATGCCCAAATGCATAGTAATGTACGTCGCGTATATATGCTATGTCAGAGGAACCATAACCGATTGTTGTAAATTCAATTGTTTGTGGCCCTGCACCTACAAAGATTTCTCTTGCTTCCCAGTCATAAGGTCCTCTTGCTCTAAATCTTTCAATACCATTTACCCGAACAATAAAGTACTTATCTGGTAACATGCCATCAGAACCAATAGGAACCAGGGACAAAAACGAAAAGTTATATGTCCCTGGCCATGAGAAATCAATGGTATATCGTATTGTGTCTTTTAACTCTGCAGCCTTTCCTAAGAGATGGTATGAACCACCTCTTCTATGCAATGTTTTTAATATACTCATACATTTCGCACCGCCATTCCCATTAGATCATCAGCAACTACGTTTTGTAGCAGCTTTCTCATTTTTACAAAGTCATCTGCAGATTGTAGTTTTTCAACAGAGACTTTAAAAGTAGCATTTTGAATTGTTACGCCATTATCCGTTTTCTTCTCAACGTGGGTTTGTCCAGCAAATGGATGTGCAGTTTTACCGATTAGATCAGCAGAACGTGCGCCCATTTGTCCAATTTGATTAGATACATCGGTTACTAGTTTCATTGGTTTAGGTGGAACGACAGCTTTATTTAATAGTTCAGAAGCTTTGTCTACTGCAGGAATCATTTTTTCCATCCCTACACCAAGACCTTCTGTAATATAGCCCCCGTATTCCATCATTAACCGGGATGGGCTTCGAATACCAAAGAACTTTAATACGGCTTTAGGTATTCCCGAAACAACTCCTTTAGCTTTTTTTATAAGCCAATCTGCCATTCCTGACATACCTTCACCAATACCGGCAATAATATCTTTTCCCCAGCTAACTGCATCTTTTGCTACATTTTTTACTATAGAACCAACTTTACTGAATACATCCTTTACAGTATCTACAACCCCTGTAAATGCACCGGTGATTGCTTTCTTTATAGTTTTAAAGTTACTAACAATAAATTCTTTTATACCGCCAACAACATCGGTTATTGTGTTATATAATTTGTTGAAATTAGTAATTACAAACCCAACAAATTCACGAACTGCATTAATGATTGTAAACTTTATAAAATTCCAAGCTGATTGAATCACATTTTTAATTGTGTTCATGACGCTAGAAATTGTATCTTTAATAGATTCCCAAGAAGATTTCACAAAATCTTTTAAGAATTTTAATACTGTAGTAAAGGTGGATTTAATTGCGTCCCAGGCTTTTTTTACAATTTCCTTAATCGTGTTAAAAACACTGGATATTGTATTTTTCATTTTTTCGAATTCGGTTTTTACGTACTGCTTTATTATTGCTAAAGCCATAGAGAAAATTCTTTTAATAGCATTCCATCCAGTAGTAAAAATTTTCTTCCAGGTGTTAACTGCTTTTTGGACACTATTCTTAATGAATTTCCATGTGCCATCTACAATTTTTTTCAAACCGCTTAATGCTAGATTAAAAACAAATTTAATAGCATTCCATCCAAATTCGAAGATGTTTTTCCAAATTTTAATATTGTATTCAATTCTTTGTTTTATATATTTCCAAGCTTCCTCTAAGACTTTACCCAAAAATGATGAAGCAGATTTGAAAAGTTTTTTTGTACCATTCCAAAATCCAGAGAAGAACTTACCTAAACCATTCCATGCCTTTTTTGCACCTTTTACGGTTGCGTCCCAAGCTTTGGAACAGACATCACCAATCCATTTAACTGCTTTCTTGGTGTATTTTACGATGTCATCCCAGTTTTTATAAATTAGATATACTAATCCTACAATTGCTAGTATGGCAATCGTCCAGGGATTCATCAGTAAGGTCATCATGGATCTGCCCAAGAGCGCTAGAGCTTTCCCAATTCCACCAAACATACCGATAAGTTTAGGGCCGACTTTAAGAATACCTGTAAATAATAATGGTACTTTAGTAAGTATTGGTACTAGGAATCTTAATGAACCAACAAATGCACCAACTCCACTTGTCATAAAGCCCATCATGGCCACTAATGGACCTAAGACAGCGACCATACCTAGAATTGCTACAACACCAATTTGAATAGGCTTAGGCATAGAACTAAATGCTTTTGCAGCAACTTCTACCGCTTTAATAATTGGAGGGAGTGCCACTTCTGCAATATCTAAAATAGCTTGTCCTAATGGTTCTAAAGATGCCATTGTAGTACGCATTAACTTTTGCCAACGAACACCAAAAGCTTCTTGCTGCGTCTTCTGCATTTTTCCCATTGTGCCCTCGACATCGCCTAACGCACCATTTGCATTATTAAGACCTAAGACAGCTTGAGCACCCATGTCTTCCCATTTTGTACCGAATACAGCAACACCAAGTTGGTTTGCTTTTACTTTATCGTCCATCTTACCTAAATCACCTAAGACGGCATTAAACACATCTGCAGAAGTTCCTTTACCTTTGTTGAAGTTATCCCAGACTTTTTGTGTTTGGGGTGACATTTCAGCAAAGGCATCAGATACACCTTTAGAACCATCCTGTACCCGAATACCGAACTCTTTTACAAGGTCGTTAATGTAATCGAGATTATAACTACCATCACGAGTACCGTTTGCCATAATCGTAAACATCTCGTTAGCAGAGAAGCCGGCTTGTTTATACAGTGGAGCATATTCGGCCACATTATCAAACATTTCATTTGAATAGTTCAAACCTTCTTGTCCACCAGCAGCAAATAAATCGAATGCTTCCTTTGAAGAAATACCAAACTGATTCATTAACTGCCCTGCACCACGAGTTACTTCATTGATATCAGAATCAAATGTTTTACCCAATGTCATAGCGCTTTTTGTAGCTTCTTCTAATTCTTCGTGAGGAACGTCTTTCATATTTTGATACACTTTTATAAGAGACTGATCCACTTCTTCAATACTTTGGCCAAATCCATCTTTCCAAGTTTCTTTTGCGATTTTACCAAGGTTTTCAGCACCTTTTTCAGTAAGACCTAAAGAAGATTGGATGTTTCTTTGAGAAGTATCGAAATCAGAAGCCACTTTTACAGCGGCAGCACCGATACCAGCTAAAGGTAAGGAAACGCCCGTTGTCATGTTTGTACCAACATCTTTCATTTTGTTACCTACATGACTAATTGATTCCCCTGCTTTTTGGAATTTATCATGCATTCCATTTGCAGTCTTTTGTACTCGATCTTCAAACTGTTGTAAATCTTTATAAGCGCCTTCTGCTTTAATACCAATCGTTCCGAACAGTTGGAACATTTCAGCTAACATTTACGCACCCCCTTCTGGGGCCGATAACCATTTTATTCTTCATCGTCGTCTTCCTGGAATTGAGCCATAATCTGCTCAACATGCGCTTCACACTCTTCTTTCGTCCATACTTCACCCATTTCATAAGATGATTCTTTATCGTCCTGGTTGTCAGTTAGTCCAAAAGCTTGAAGATAATCATTAAAAGTAGTACCTTCTTCAAGTTGACGAGTTTGAAAACCAATGAACGCCATCTTCTTCCACTCATTTAGTTCTTCTTGCTGCTCTTCTCGTGCAATTAGAGAAAACAGGTCCATTAAACGCGAATACGGTATTGATAAGACATAATCATCTGTCCATCCATACCGCTTTTGGATCTTGTCGAAAGCACGTAACATATTTTGTTCTGCTTCCTCTAAATATTCATCTGAGTCTTCATTTACGCTAGGATTGGCGCTGCTGCTGGTTGGTTCCATTTCTCGCTCTGAACTTTCACTAGCCCCTGCACTTGGTTGAAAAAAGTCATTAAGTCTTCACTTTCCAGTAATCCTTGAATAACAGAAACCATTGCTTCGGGAGGGAGTTGGCAAAATTCCTCTTTCTTAGCTTTTAGTAAACTTGCAAAGAACTCTGTGAAATCATCCTCACAAGCCGGGATCATTGTTAGTACACGTAAAGCAAACTCTAAACCTTTTTGTTTTTGTTGTTCTTTAAGTGCAGCTAACTGAACGTTTTTTTCTTCTTCTGGAAGAGACTCTGCAGCTTTTGTTAGTTCATCCATTTCATTTTTAGCTTTACCGAAATCTGCAAAATCAGCTATTGCATGGCGTCCAACTTTAGAAATAATCTTAGCGAACCGCCAAACATCAGTTACATTTAAGCGACGCATCAATATTTTCTCCCCTAAAATCGTGATTTCTGTACCAGTATTCATCATTTTTTCTAAAATAGATTTCATTTCGTGCTCTCCTTTTAGCATTTAGCTTGTTTTATGTAATAGAAAACCGACTACCATTTATGCGGTAGCCGGCGCTTTAGTTGCTGCAGTTTTCTTTTTCTTTGGTACATAAATTTCATACGGTGGCGTAGATGGTGCAGATTCACTGTAATGACCGATAAATTTACATTTCAAACCAACCGTTCCTTTACCATCTTTTAGATCTACTTCAATAGATGAGACTACCATTGCATTGCGAATTACGAAAATAACAGGTAATTCACTACCCGAAATCATACCGATTAGTGCGATATCATGGTAATTTGAATCTGGAATATCATTTGAAGGTTTCATAATATCGTAATCCTCTTCTGTAGTGCTATCTACCGTCATCCCAGGTAAAGCCAACTGTAGGTTTTCTTTTGTAAATTCAACTAATGTAACCTCAACGTGCGGTACATCTTTTAAAAGCCATTTACCGCGCACTAAATGACCAAGGACACCATCAATATCTGCATCATAATATTCACGATCAAAACCGACTTTTGTTCCGCCGGTAGTCGCTCCAACCATTTCGCCTAATTCTTTTATGCTTTTAAAATTTTTGTAAATAACACCGGGACCGATAACAAAATTATCAGTCGTGCCTTCGCGGACACCGTTAATCAATTTCCAAGCCATTTGTTCTACCTCCTAATACAAGTCCGTTCGAAATGTTCGAACAAGGAATTTTGCATTTATATGAATGATAGATGGGTCTTCATCTGGTACCGGCAGTTTACCTGCACGATGTATAGAAAGTATCCCATCATCTTTTAAACCAACTTCTCTATCTAGTAACTTCTCAATACGTGTAGCAATTAACTTCGCCTTATCATAATCCCCATTATCACAATACACATCGAAATTTAGAATCATACGATCTATAATTTCAACATCATCCGGATTATCTGCTTCAATTCTCATAACTACATAAGGCATTTTCATATCATCTTGTGCAGTTTGGGATGTAAGAGCAGGGCCTCTGTCTTCGCCTTCACCATATTCCGATAGATTAGACTTTATTATTTCATCGTTTTCTACAAGCATTCTAATAGCTGCAATAGCGTTAGACATCTATTACCCTCCCATCATTCTTTTAAGTTCTCTACGTTCTTTTTCAAACGCTTTTAATAGGAATGGACGGGCTTCCATATTACTTGTACCAGTTTCAAGCCATATTGCTTTTTTCAAATCGCTTCCTACTGCGCCTAACACTTCCGATTGTGATCGTTTGACATTATACTTAATCGAATTTAATAAATCACCGGTACGAACAGCAGGAGCTTCCCCTGGTTTAGAAGCGGTATATTTACGACTCGTATGAGGTATTTTGTATTGCTTACCGCTACGGCTACCTGTGAGGTTCTTCTTAACTTGATTTTGTAAATGAATAGATGCTGCTGTGACTTTTTCAACACATATAGCGTTAATATGCGTCTTTACTTGCTCCATATTACTTGAGTACTCAATTTCTACTGAATTCGCCATATAGAATCATACCTTTTCGCAATAAATTTCAATGTGATGATTCATAAATGCAGGATTACGTGGCTCTCCTTTTACTTCAAATGTATAATCAACGCCCACATCTTCATTTTTGAAATAAATAAGATCATTGGGTTTAATTATGTAAGAAGCAGGTGCATATATCTTAAAGGTTGTATCGAAATTTTGTTTGTCACGCTTAAACCTCTCATTATCAGCAGCAGAATTAGTAGTTACACGGCAAATCATCTTCTCGTAAACGTCCACTGGTACTTCCGCATAGTTACCAGCGGACTGTTTCTTTTTCATTTTTCGTTTTACTACTACCTCATGAATATATAAATCATCCATATCGCCATCATCGAAGTACGTATTCATGTAGCCATCACCGGCTTAACTCTTGCTCTAAACGTTTTTAAACCATTGAGTATCTTATTATTTGTATCAGGTTCATTTAACGCTTCTGGGCTAATCTGGTACGAATAATCGCCAATACTTTCCGAAGTCTTCATTCCCTTTCGCTGCAAGTTAGCACGAACCACTGCAGAAATAACCAAATCAATAATACATTTCCTCATAAGTACCTGCAGATCATCGTAATCTTGTATCTTATATTCGAATTCATACAATTGATTTTCGGATAAACCATAAACAATACGGCCATTTACAGTAATAGAATCGGTCATATCTTGTTTCGAACTAACATGAGTGACTTTTGCTATGGATTCAGCAGGAAAAGAAAGCCAAGCTAGTTTGCTTGTTTGAATGACTTCTTTCATTGGATTCTCCGGCTTAACTCTTAAATACTTCCTAACAATAACTGCATAGTAATCGATTAGTTCTTGAATAACCGTATCGGGCATTTTCTGCACATTTACGCGGTCTTTAATGTCCTGCATGGTAATATCCATTATGTTTCTTTCTCCTTCTTATCGACTTCTTTTACAAGTTCAAAATGTCCAGTACTTACAAGGTAATCAGCTTTATCATTTGCAACTGTTTCTTCTTGGCCATTCTTGAACTTTTGTCCATAAGCGGTGTAAGTACCACCATATCGCAACGTAACTACTTTCATAATTAGCACCCCTTTCTCGAATGTAAACTAATAAATAAAAGTTTACATTCGTATTGTTGGTTTTATTGCTTCCGTCTCGTTTTCCGTTAAAAACAAGAAAACATTAAAAAAGTATACATTCAAAACCCTAATAACAAAGGGTTTATTCTCATAAAAAATACGCCTGGATATTAAGCTCCAAACGTATCCGGAATATTTGTTAGGATTGCTACTGCATCCATTTCTTGAATTACAGCATCATCATCAAAGTGAATTACATAGAATCGTTTATCTTCCATTACTGCAGTTTTACCTTCTGTAGTTTTACGAACACGAGTGTCGTATGTATTAACTGCAATAAAGTTTTTAGGGTCTGCAAGAATAATAACATCGTCTTCTAAAGATGGAACCGTAACAATTCCGTATCCCATTGGTTTATTAACTTGATCTCCTGCTCCAAGTAACGCAGCATCACCAGCACCAGTAGGACGATTTGTTAAATACTCAATCCATTTCTCTCTACGGCTTGGAGACATAATCCAACGTAGGTTGCTGTTTTTATATTTATTTGGCATTGCACCGGATAAAGCAAAGATAGAACCTTTCCCAAATCCATTTGCCGCAGCAGCTTCACCTGTACCAGTTACCAATTTAGCATGATCGACAATATGAGATTCTTTTGATTTCTTGATTTTTTTCAACCATCCATCATTGATAGATAACATTCCGTCGGAAGAGTCTGTATCACCATTCCAATGTAAATCCTCTAAATCGATACCTAATTGTGTAGACATAAGAGCCATTACAGTATCTTCATAACCTTCACCTTCAATATTTTCGCGGAGTAATTCTTCTGTAATTTCCCAAGGTAAACGAATAGCCTTTGTATTGTACTCAATTTTAGAAGTTTGAACACCTGCGCGGTAATTATCATCGCTGTTTTCTGTTTTCTTGCGTAAGATACGGCCACCAATTGCAATTTTATCTAATTCACCTTGTTTTGCTTTACGCATTTCTTTACGGTGTAATTGTGAGAATGGCGTTGTATCAAATGCCATACGGAAGAACTCTTTACTTTGTTCTGGATTTAATAATCCTGCATTCATTCCACTTGTTGTCATTGCTGCCTTTTCAATACGATCTAAACGTTTTAATAATTGTGCGTTAGTCATTGTCATAATGATAAATCCTCCCCTTACAGGTTCAATCCTGCCCATTTAGATTTTTTAATTTGTTGTTGTCCTGGTGTAACTTCTTCATCTGGATCTAAACCTTTACGGATAGAAGCAGCATTTTCGATATTTTCAAGTCGCTTTGTAATTGGTTCTAGTGCTTTTTGAATAACTGCTGCAGCTTTTTCTTCTTCTGTTTGCTCTTCTGGCGTCGGCTCTACCTCTTCACCATTCACCTGCTTTTCAATCTTTTCTAACTTAGTAGCTAGTGGTTCTACTGCTTGTTTTACAATCTCTGCAATATCTTCTGCTTTCATTTCATCTTCCTCCTGTGGTGAAGCAGCTTCTTTTATTTCAGTAATTAAAGCTAATGCTTCATCTAATTTTGTATGATTCTTTTGGGATAATACTTTACCAGCTTTTTTAATACTTTCTAAAACAATGCTTTCTGCTTCTACACTGTCTTCTGATTTCGCAATGGTATAACCGCCTTTAATGGAAGAAAGTATGTCCTTCATATCATCAAGAGCAGCTACCATACGGTCGATATCGGGATTACTTTCCCAAATCTCCCAATAGAACACATCTTCAAACAAATTAAATACTGCTCGTAAATCACGCTTTTGTTTTTCATCAATAAAGCGGTCTTTTACTTCGCCTTTTGTGATTTTGTGAGTTTCACCTTTAACGAAATCTAACATCTTTCGGATAAGGCCTTTATCTTCATGAGTAAAATCATCAGTCTTGGCGATTTCTACACGTTCACCAAATCCACCCATAGAAAAACCGGTAACTTCACCTTTTTTAATTTCTTCCCAGGTGTCTGCATCATCAACACGAACAGTCATAAGCCATGTTCCTGCTTGTACTTCTTGTTCGCCTACTGTCATATCACTTTTAGCAATCCAGTTTTCAACAACTGTCCCTTTACCAGCGATTTCATCATGTTGCTTGTCAATGTGTTGGTAATTCTCCATAAAGGTATAAGCAGCCTTTTCAATTTCTTCTGCGGTCATTTTATCCCCGTGTGAATCTTCTACATCTGGTTCATATACCACACCTGTAACAAGCTGCTTCTCTTCCTCTGTTTTAAGGATTGGAACTTGCTTTGATATATTTGGTTGTTTAGCAGATTCACTTTTCATAATGGCAAATTGACGACCGTTTGCGCCCTTTGTAACTAATGAAACATAACTGATATTGGCGTTTTTTAGTTCGTATCCCATCGTTTTACCTCCTTCCCTATAAATATTGGGGTTCCACTGTCAAAACGCATAGCAGCTAATTTAAAGCCATATACGTTTTGACGATGAAACCCCAATTAAATAGGTGTATTTTTATTACTCTTCTGAAATCATAGTACATCGGCAATGCGGGTGAGCTGGCGGGCACATCTTTCCATTACTAAATAGATCATCAATATCTACCGTTTCCCCATGTAGACCACCACATTCTTTACAAACACGCTCATCGTTTCCTGTAAGCCATGTTTTCTTGTTTCTATTTGCGCCCTTATAAGCAATTAAATTGCCGTAATTCATTGCATATGTTGTTTCTGTACGTGCAATCATCATTGCTCTGTAGTTACTTGCTTCTGACATCACATCTGCAATAGAAACACTTAATGCATCGACACCCATTCCCTCACTAAGATTCTTTAACATTGTTTCTCTTAATCTATCTTTAGTAGTTTCATGGATTCCCTTTGCTAATTCGAATGCGTAAGCAGCTACCCATTTCGCAGCGACGTCACCAATTGGATCTAGTACCATCCAGGTTAAACCGTTAGAAGCTATAGTACTCTGTACAAACTCTGTTACATCATCCTGTAGTGTGTCCGTGACTCCATCGACAAACATTTGTCGTTCCTCATCCCAATCAACACTATCCAGAAATTCATCAACTTCTGCTTCTGCAATTACAAGATCAATCTCTTCATCTGCTTTATTAATACGAATTACGGGAAGCAGGTTTAAGAGCCGTTTTCCCTGCTCTGAAAAAAATCAGTGACCTTCTTTTGCATAGCTTTCTCTATTTCTTCATGCTTTTCCCTAAATGCATTAATAGCAATTATGTTCTCTTGCTCATTATCTGCAGCTTTTGCAATTGGTTCAGGGAGGGTAGTTTCAGTTTTATCATTAATGAATTTATCTCCCCCTGGTACAGGTTCATAACCTACTACTTTTCGTGACTCATTCAGCATTAATATTCCACCATCATAACTGTCTTTCGCATACTTCAAATCTGCTTCACGATCATCCGTATCAATTTCATTTAATTTGAAATACCAATCTAAGCCACCTAGTATTTCAGCAAATACACGGAACAATTGATTATTTAATCGATGTTCTAATATTTCTTGTCCAGGTTCAATAATAGAACGCTTGTACATCTCGTTCATTTCTTTAGCAGTTGTTTGTCCTAATGAACCTGTCATAGCCCAACCAATACGATAAGGTGGTACACGATGGGCCACACATATCTCCATTGCGCTATCCTGCTTATATAAACGGAAACTACCTTCTTTTACGTCTGGACTGACTTTTTCTAACTTAGCTGTTGCTCCTGGTGGAACAGGAACTACGGCCAACTTATGATGTTCACCCTTAGTTTCTGCAGAGAAAAATGCTTTTAGTTCGTTTTCTGTTCCCTCATCTATTTCATCGACACCCTCAAGGAATAGTAGAGCGTCTGGAATAGTCTTGCCTGTAAAAAAGTTAATATTGTAATCTCTTACCGCTTGAGAGCCGACTATTGAGCCAATAGAACTAACATAATTAGGTATTCCATAATAAGAAGAACGAGAACCGAATTTACGAATAACAATTACTTCTCCGGCTTTTTCTGTTCCGCTTTCTGCAATATCTTCTTCATTTAAAGGTCTACCATCAGCAAGACGGAAATCATCAGGATAACCGAACTTTTTAAACCATCGTTCTTTGTTATTTACAATTTGAGCAAAGCGTACTTTATCTTTATGAGCACGAACCGTATGAGCTGGAATGTGGTATAGTTCCGACGGTTCATCTTTGTTATTACGAACAACTTCAATAATGCCCCATCCGACTGTTTCATAATCGTCCCATACGGCCCTTATGATTTCAGAGCTTGTCATTTCCGGATTACAATTCCTCATAAAGTCTTTTAACCTTTTATATTGCTCCTGGTTCGCTGCTTCTTTTACTTCTTCAAAAGGAGCAAAGTCAAAACCAACACCAGCAATATCATCAACTTTAGCGCTAATGCAAGCAGAATGAATAGGGTTACTTTCTTTTATATCAAGCAGCACTTTCATATCATAAGGAGGTTTAATCAATCCCTTATCACCATATATTTGTGCAAATGGGTCAACCGCCATTTGCTTACTGTTATCTTCCCTATTCTTTGGATCATCTGCTGCTTTATTAATACCAAATACTTTTACATTCTTTATGGTTTTCTTGTCACTCATATCGTTTGTGTGTCCTCCTTTCTTCTATTAATGGAGAGCAAAAGAAATAGCCGAACAATAAATGTTCGACTACACTCTTTTAACCTTTCCGCCCATAACTACTTTTGGTTTATAGAAGGCTAGAACTATAGCATCTGCTCTATCAGGTGATTGCAATCCGCGTTTCTTCATTTCTTCTTTTCGCTCTAATGCAATCTTACCTCTACTTGTTATTCTGTATTTACGGCTAGAAAATTGAGAAATCATTTTTTCATCATTTGGAATCTCCATTGTAGGTTCTTCACCCTGTATAAATGCTTTCATATTCTCTTCAAGTAAATCTCTTACAACGGCCCAACCTTCTGCACCTGCATTATCATAATGTTCATCATCAAGCGGCTTCCCGTTATTCACAACTGGATATACTTTGAATGGTAATCGTTCAGATTTAATAACTTCTTTCAATCTGTCCGTAACACCACCACCAACACCACTATCATCGACTTTGATATCAACTCTTTTTAACTGCTTGTACTTTGCCATGTATTCCTTAGCTAATTTCAATACATGACCAGCAGTTTCCATAGTATCTTGTTTATAGTGGTTTAATAATTTAAAGACTTTATTTCCTATCCTTGGAGCAATTACAGTTTCATCATCACCAAATCGCGCAACGTCAACACCTAAGTCAAGTGTTTCACCAGTCGGCTCCACTTTACAAGATGCTGCTTGCTCTACAATTTCTAACGGGATAAATGCATCGGCTTCTGCTTTAGGAAATTCACCAAGTACACGTACACGCCAAACATCTGAACCCTCACCATATTTCTTTTTCAATACTTCTATATTGTCTTTACTGGTTCGAGGGCTATCTAAGCTAGAGACTTTATGTATTTTATATAAATCTCTGTCACGATTATGAGAATCATAAAATACACCGCTTGTTCTTGTTGGGTTTCCGCATAAAAACAATTTATTTTCTGCGCCAGATAAAGTACCAAGTATAGCTTCCATAATAGGATCTGCTATACCAGAAGCTTCATCACATACAAATAACATATAGTCTTCGTGAAAACCTTGCATATTCTCCGGCTTTGTTGCCGTTCTAGCAGTAGCAAACCAACGTTCCTCACTGCCAATCATGTATACTCGTGTTTTAGTCCATTTAAGTAGATTTTTAACTGCACTGCCTTCTAACCATTTCGCTATTTCAGCCCAAAGTACAGTAAATAACTGTTCCTTTGTAGGAGCTGTACAAATAACTTTTGGATTCGGCCTACAGCAGAGGAACCAAATAACTACAACTGACTCAAGACCTGTTTTACCAACCCCTTGACCAGAACGCACAGAAACCTTTGGACTTTGTGCCAAATCCATAAGAACTTTTCTCTGCCATTCATCCGGATAAAAACCCAGCATATCCTCGGCAAACGCAACCGGATCATCCCAATAAACATCGATAATCTCCATAAATTCACTAAAAGCCGTATTACTCATTAGCTTCAGCTTCCTTTTGTTTACGTCTGCGCTCTGCTATCTTCATAAGAGACTCTTTCCAGTCTTCTGTATTCTGATTAGTATCACCATCAACTTTAATAGCAGCGATCTCTTTCTTGAGTTTCTCTATTCGTAGTTTTTGTTCTTCTGTATTAGCTAATCTATCATATTTTTCAATTAGATTTACCAGCGTTGACATTGCTTTCGATTGAGCATTTAAGAAACTAGCTTGTTTATCCCAAGCAAATTGAATCTCCCACTCTTCCTCAAAACCACTTTCGGTAAGTTTATTTTTCCGCAGTTCCTTTGTCATGTCTTCATTGTCTCTAACGAACATAATACGTTGAGCATGAATGATTTGAGTGTACTGCAGCATAATACTGTCCCAAATGATTGTTAAGGAATCGTTGTTAACTGCTTCTTTTAATTCTTCTTTTAAATCATATATTTCTTGCGGTAAATACTTTCTATACAATCCATGACTAACAGCATTACCATTACGAAGTGGAGCAGCGCCACCGGAATTACCAACAGCATTTTTATTCCCCTTTTTGGCTCCACCACGATTGTTTACAGCATTCTTATTACCCTTGGGTGCTCCTGGTTTCTTTTTGGAGTACTCCGTATCTTTCTTTGGAGTACTCCGTTCATTTTTATGGAGTACTCCATTTAATTTGTCTATCCATCCATCTTTGGATTTCCATCCGCCAACCGTTTTTTCACTTACAGTTTTTTCGGATGTAGACAACAATTCAGCAATTTTACGATTCGTAATATCACCATTATGTTCTTTAAATATTTCATACGCTTTGTTACGGTCTGGACTTCGTTGTCTGGCCATAATTACATAACACCTGCCCCCTTATCCAATTGTTTGTACTTCCTTCTCTAAACACTCAATGCATATATGAGCATTATCCGTATTTGCTTCACGGAGATATGTTTTATCAAAATGAGTAATAGTTAATGGCATTTTTAATGTCCACATGCACAGCTCATTACAAACAGAGCATGTAGGAACGTTTATAGTTTCTTCTTCCATTTACACCACCTCACGCTAATTGCTTTACAAAATAAAAAAGCAGCGTAATCGCTACTTTTGTGGTTTCTAATTTATAAACTGAAATCTTCTAATGATTTATCTATCTCATCTTGTTGGATTCCTATGTAACGTAATGTAATCGATGGAGCAGAATGATTAAAGATTGTTTGTAGCATTACTACATCTTTTGTCTTCTGATAATAATGATAGCCAAAAGTTTTTCTAAGAGTATGCGTTCCAATTTCATCAAGCCCTACTTTTTCAGCAGCGGTATTCATGATTCGATAAGCTTGAATTCTAGTGATAGGCTTTTTTGTCTTTTTAGAAGCAAATAAACAATCCGTTTCGTTCATTCCACTTACATACTCGTTTATTTTTTCTCTTAACGCTGTATTGATAATGAAACGCTTATCTTTTCCGGTCTTCTGTTCTTTAATAACAATGTGAGTTCTTTCTTTCACATCATTTACATGTAACTTTAATAAGTCACTAATTCGAAGACCTGTATTGATTCCCATTTCAAATAAAAACAAATCACGATAAGACTGGCGACGTAAAACCTCTTTCACTTCTTCTAATTTTTTCTTATCTCGAATTGGTTGCACAAACTTCATTCCTTACCCCTCCATACGTTATGTTACATTATATGCACCTTTATTATACAATATGTTACATAAAATATGGTAGTTATTTTTACAAATTGATAAAAACGTTGATATAACAGCATTTATCTCCTTGAATCTAATGTAACAAAATACATGATGTGTTACATTAGATGGTTTTCACTTCTCTTTTACAATATTTGGTTTGTGTTGAGTTTGTTTCGTTTTTACATGAACACTTGAACCACTCTTCAAACCGCTCTCTATTTATCACCCAGGTTCCACCAATCTTTTTAGATTCAATAGCACCTGCTGCACATAGATTCTTTATATGACCAGGAGAAAGGCCACTAATAAGATGAGCATCATTAACGCCAATAACATTATCTAGTACTGCATATGGTTTCAAATTAACATCTTCCCATTTAACACCATACATCCCTATACCAAATTCATTCATTGTTGCTTTATCTGCTATACCTTCTAAACGATCTAATACAATAGCATTAATTAACTCCCATGTAACTGCACCAGATAAAACTCGTGTCTTTAATTCTGTTGTTAAATCATTTAATAATTCTAATTCCATATGTATCACCTCATATTAAATGCAACACGTTTGCGCTTATCTTCCCTTAACAGCAAATAAGATGCTACAAAAATAACCGCTGCACAAATTGGTATACCTATTTAGATATCAAATTCATTGTTATTTATGTTTAATATGTAATTTCTATATAACAAAGAAAAAAGCACCCATTACGGATGCTACTCTTTAATTAATACCTTTCTTGGTGTACTTCCTTCATACGGACCAATGACTCCATTTTCTTCAAGACGATCAATAATCTTGGCTGCACTCGTATAACCAATTCTAAATCTACGCTGCAGCATTGTTACTGACGCAGCTTGCATTGCTATTACACATTGTCTTGCTTCCTCATAATGTTTATCTGCAATCTCATCACTTAAATATTTTCCTGACATATAAATTTCCACCTTTCAAATAAATATATAATTAGAATTTCTATTCCTCTCATAGCCACCGCACTCTTACATTTTTAATTTGACTACGCGCCTTACGTCAGTGGCTATGAGAGAAGCAAAAGTTCTCCCAGGAATTTTTTAATTTTATATCGGGCTATTTCCGTACCCCTTTAAATTGACACCCTATTAGTAGGCACAGGTATCAACTTAAAGGAGAACAGAAGCTCTCCTCCGTTTAGACCTTTTAAATTAATGAAGTTTTGAAGACTATTCTAATTACGATTGAAATCAAGAAATACATACAAAGTAAGGCTCGTAACCTCTTACCTTGCACCTTAAAAAAATCCTCTTGCAGATAAGGAAGAGCAACGCTATACGTTCACTCATCACCTAACTACAAGAGCTGGTTTCGGCCTCTCATATATAGGGGGCATTCTGACGACAAATTTCGACATTTTTTTCAAACGGAAATACTAACATAAGCAAAATAAACTTCCGCTTAAACGTTCACCGATCTTTTTATCCGCTCTTTTTAAATATTCTTGAACAGTAGTTCTTTTCACTTTTAAATAATTGGAAATTTTATCCTGAGTAAATCCATACCCTCTAGACATTACATATATTTCCTTTTCTCTTTCTGTTAGAGTTGATAATGCATCTTCTAGCTGTATACGATCCCATTCAGAAATAACACTCTCTTTCACTTCTGTATCCCATTCATACACGGGCATTACGGTACTACGTACATACCTTTGCATTAATAAAGGATCACATGGCTTCTCGCGCTCATATGCAGCCCTACGTTCAATCCCTCTTGTTTTACCTGGCTGTTTTGCAGTACGCATCCATTCCAGAGCATAATTTATATCACTAATCATTTCATTAATAATACTTATATCCTTTTCTGTCGCGCCCACCTTAGATTCTTCTAATGTCTTTCTTGTTTTGGTATACTGCTCCATTAAATCTTTCATACCAGGTTCCTCCTTTTATATAAAAAGAGGACGCTGAATTATATATAGGAAGAATTGCTTTCCTATGCATAATCAACGTCCTCTGATTGCGGACTATTACTTTCATTATTTTTTATTTATCCTTTTAATACGGTATGTGAAATTTTAATCTTAGATTCCTCTTTTTTAATTGTTCACTTATATAACTCGGATCTCGTATACCAAGTTCTTTTGCTATTTGTACTTTTGTCATTCCACTCTCTAGCATTATTAACGTTTTCTCACATAATACATCCCATTCTGCTTTCGTTCTCCGTTTCGGCTGATCTGCTACATAGGTTCCTCCTAAAGCAGTACCTAATTTATTTATCTGTCTACCTATTACACAATTATGTAAACAATAACTAGGTTTATATAGGTGCTCACATCCATTACAATGTTGGTCCTGTAAATTTATTATCTTTATACGTATGGCTCTTTTATTAATATCTTTCGTTTGTCCCATTAGCTACAAACCGACCAATCTAGTTTATCTACATGTACCAGGTAATCTACGAGAGCACGATCAGTTCTTTCTACTACATACGCATGTTTTTCAAATTCTTCTCTTGGAATGGATTTACGGCCACCATCATATAGCATAGCTTCATAGTATTTCGCTACTAAATTTACAGGAACCAAATAAATAATATGATCTGTTCTAAATTCTATTAAAAAGAAACAAATGGACCCATGTGCTTGTGTATCCTTTAAATAGTCAATTTGATGTCTGCTTATATTATCTAATGGGAATCTTTTTGCTTCTTTTGTAGACTTCGCTTCGAAGTAAACAGCTCTTCCTTTATATACTCCATCGTAATCTACTGTAGATTTACTTCCCCATGCACTTTTAGTTATTTCGCCTTTTTTATTCGTTTTTATAACTTTCACTGGTGTTGGTCGTTTATTGAAGATACCTACATTCGCTGATTTATACATGCGACAAGTAATGTTTAATAATTGTTCAAATGCCATTCCTCTATTTCCGTAACCCATGCTGCTTCCTCACTTTCTATTCAAATCATTAATTTATTGAATTTTAAATAATTCCATTGTCACTCTTACTACGACATTTTTATATATTATTGTATGGCCACTTCCTTCCAGGAACGAGCTTATTCCTTTTATTCCTTAAAAACCTTCCAGGAATTCCATGCAATATACACTTTCCGAAAGAGCACTGTTCGAAGGTGCTCTTTTTATTTTTACAAATCTGAATACCCTTTATTACATAGCGCATACTATACATAGGCGATAAGCCAGAACTCAAATAATCCTCCCTTGTATTTCTTCACTTCTTTTTAAGAGCAGTTAGCTTTTTGCTAGCTGTTTTTTAGTACAGGCACCTACTTATTAGCATCTACATAAACTGTTTTGAACCTTACTTGCCGCATCATTCAATTGTTCATGACTCACAAACATAACATAATGAATGACGTCATTTTATAAAACGAGCACTCTGGCACAGGTGCTCGTTTTATTTTGTTGATTTTCTATAAAATGAAATTTTTGTTTATTTTTTATCTTGTTTAAGCGGTATTACAGGAATTGAAAATAATAATTTTAGTAATGGGAATAATGTTCCTAATAGAATCGCCGGAATATCTATTACTGCCCATAAAATGTGATACAACTTAATACTCTTTGCTCCATAACCAATTGTTGCTTCTTTAAGACCACTGTTAAAAATCCAAAATGCTCTAATCAATGTGTAAAGTGTATAGATCCCTAATAAACTAATTTGCCACCAAGTTAAATCTGTAATCAATGTGCTCATTGCCACATCTCCTTTTCTAATAAAATAGCGTTTTTGTTTAGTTTTAATTCATAGGTATTAACTCTAATTGATACTCACGTTTTGGGTAGTGCTTGAAATTCGTCCAACTTCTTAGGTCTTCTAAGAGTTTATCTATTGTTTCAAAACTACCTGAAGCCCAAGTATCCATGCTGCAATTTAAAAGTGAATACTTTGATGTCGATGGGTCTTTATATATGAAATGTGTTTCATTTGAATTCGTAACAATGATGTCACCTACTGAGTATTTTTTATTTTTAGTTTCAACTTTAATATTGATTTTCATCTCTCATTCTCCCTTTTCTTGTGCCTTTTCAATTAGCCAATAAATTGTATCTACTTCTAACATCACTAAAGGATTACTCGTAAATGCATTTTCTACTGCCTCATCACATTTAGCCTTGATTGATTCTATTGAAGGTTCCATATTTTTTCCCTTTCGATTCAAATAAAGATTTTGTTATAAAACTTAGCTAGTTGCCTTACTCCTTGGTTGCTGTTTTCTACGTTCTTCTTGATACATTCTCCGGTATTCTTCTTTTTGTTTTCTTTCATATCTAATTTGCCTTTGTAGAGATTCAACCGTAGAAGGATTAGCGCTTTTGATTAACTTATCTGCTTCACGGGATAAGGATCTGATCAGAGATGCTTTTAAAATTTCTTCCTCAACTGCTAACTCTTGTTTCTTTGCACGTTTCTCTAGCCAACCACCGATGTATACACCTATATGACTAGGTATCTCATCTTTAACTTTTTCATACAATTCTCTTGGCATAACGTAATAGTTATAATGACCACAAAAAGTTTTACTTGCCTTACTTCTAAAGTCCGAAACCGATACTTTGACTTCATAACAGCGCCAAATCCCCTTAGTATCTAATGTTAGATAGTCCACACGTTCTTTTCCAAACCATCCAATAGTGACCTCAAAGCAACCAAATACACCTTGTTTTTTAGTTGCTGCGTAAATTTGTCGCTCCATTTCAGTAGTAACCTCAGTTTTAGCCATCATGTCACCTTCCTTTCTATTAAAATAAGAATTTTGTTTAATTTAATTCCTCGATATTTACAGCTGTTTCTTTTAGAAGCTCAGCTAAATCGTGAGCATCCGCCATATCCCTTGTATGCAACATCGTTATCCGCCCATCTGGAAAATTAATAGCTACACCTTGAGAAAACGTACTGAAATATATATTTGTCTTACACCACAAACATTTATTTTTATCAATGTGACATATACATGCACTACTCATTGCGATACATCCTTTCTCCCAAATAACTATTTTGTTACATTTATTAATCTCTGTACCAATAGATATCAGATGACAATAAATCTACTTGCAACCCATCTTCATAGTCAGAAAAATCAACACATTCCCAATGCGCAGGAGCTTTAAAACACGGAATCCCATCTGGTTCAATCCATAATTCACAATCATTAGTAATACGTGTAATCTTAGCTGGTTGATTCTCATACCAAATTTTTCGACCAATAGCTTTTTCTTGCCAATTTCTTTCTGATAAATAAAGTGGACATTCTTCTAAAAGTTTCACTAACAGATATTGAGCTTTCGCTAAACCATAATCCATATATCGTGCAGGAATGCTGTAAAATTTCTTACCGTTACGAGTTATCCAGCAACTCCCATTACATTCAACAGATGTTTCATCCCACTTGTTTTTTATATAGTTAGAACGATCAAATACTACTCCCCAAGTTGGTGCATCGCCGTTAAACTCAATCAAGTTTTTATAAGTCGGTTGTTCTCCTGCTGGACATGCCCAATAACAATTCTCTGAGAACTTACCGCCAAGTGTATGATTGTATCCATCAATACGATAAACATCATACGGAACACCATTTACTTCTAAATCCCATCCAATAGGTCTTTTTACTTGTGATAAATCTGTTGTTTCACCGATTAATTTAATACGTGCCATTTTCATACGCCCTTTCTATTCGTTTAAAATAACGCTTTGGTTACAATTTATTTAATGCTTCATCAATCACTTGTTTTATTTTCTTTTTACTTACTCCGTTGTTAACATCGTATTTAAAATTAAACCCACACTTACAAGTACGTTTGACTATATTGTCATCAACTTCTAATGTACCTTGACCATTACCAACAAATTGATTACCACAATTCGGACAGTCGTTAATAAGGGGTGATATTCTCAAAAAATCCATTGCATTCATTCTTCATCATCCTCCTCTTCATGAACATATACATGTGCTTCTATTGTTGTACTACACTCATAGCAATCAAAAGATCCACCTTGCCCAATCCCATATTCACGAATATTAGCACCGCACCTCGGACAAAAGGAAACTGTACCTTCTTTCCACTCTTCTTTTGTACAAATTGGCTCGACTATAAAATTACGATAAGTATTTAAAGGTGAAAGTAGTACATCTTCCTTTGCTATATTAATCGCTTCCTCTAAAGAAACATCATTGCTTGTTTCTGCAGTTATATTAATAGAGTTATCTACTTTTTGAGCTTTTATTTTATAGAGCATGTTTTCTTTCATATCTCATTCCCTCGCTTTTGTATAAAATTCAAATTTTGTCTGACTTTAAGCTCAGGTTCAACTCGAACTTACCTTTTTCCATTCAACTAAAATGTCGAGACCTCTCCCGAAATGAATTCTTTCCCAACTGGATTTTTCTCTCGCCCTTCTCATACATTCCTTTAGCGATAAAGGCGGTTTAGTAATCGCATCTTCTTTGTTCCATCCACCTTTTCTATATCTATAAAGTGCAGTTTGATATTGAATCCCGTTTGAAGCAGCTATTCTTAACTCTTCATCCGTAAATACTCGTTTGTGTGCTTGTGCTGTCCTTCCTTTTTGAAAAATCTGTTCCTTCTCCATAACTGGCCTTGTAGCAGCCTCAAATGGTTCCAAACCTCTCTTCACTCGATGATAGTACGTTTGGTAACCAACCCCATGTTTTTTCGCAACTTCTTTCCATCTTGACCATTGACTATCCTTATGCGTTAACGGCTCTGTAATTGCTTTTTCTTTATCCCACATGGAAACACGAACTCTACCATTTAATGTACATCTACTAATCCCGTTCTTTTCTGCTCTTTTATATTCGTCTGGCGTAATATAATAATCATATGGCGATTTCATAAAACCCATCCTCCTCTTTACTCAATATCCGCTCGCCTGACGTTCAGAGTTCTCCTTATTTTTATCTTTGTAGGCTTGTACAATATCTTCAAATTTGTACCCATACAAATAACACAGGCGGAAGAAAATACCGAAAGCCTTATGCAAATGTGTTAGAGTTACGTTTAAATCTCTATATTGGCACCACGCACGTTTGGCGGTTAAAATATCCTGCATATACCATTCAAACAGCATATTTACGCTTAATATATTTTTCTTCATAATGTATTGCTCACGAAACATTGCTACGATTCTGCGCTTTAAGGTAAAACGGTCTAATTCAATTACAATGTTCATAAGAAAATGAAATCCATCAACTAATTCCACTAATAATCCATCTTTAGGAGTCCCAAACCCTACACTCCACATTTTGAACGCTCTCGTTTCATTCCACGCCTCGCCAATCTCAACTAACAACGCGCGGAACAACATGTCTAATTTGTCATTACCTTTATATCCAATTCGCTTATCTAGTTCTTTCTGCATTTCGAACAACTCTGTAATATCAAAAGTCTGCTGCGTTTCTTCTGGAGTAATTACATATAGATTTGACGTATGTCTCACAGTGCATATGCTCCTTTACGATAATCTTTAATAATTTCACCATCATTATTGAAATACACAATCTCCCAATGTGGATTGAATCTAAATTTATGAGGATTATCATCTAGGACAACAAACAAATCGTTTTTGCAATTTCCGACAATCGTCCCTGTTCTTCCCTGGACTTCGACACGCATTCCACGTTTAGCAAATGAGATTCTTCTAAAATTACACATCTTCCGGAACGGCTCTTCTTTACCAAACAAGGTTGCTATATCAACAACACCTTTATATTCACAAGTGATAAATGGCTCAAACTGTTCGAATGGCGTATTAATAAATCCTTGCTGTTTAATTTGCTTGTAGAAATGGTATTTCGCCATCTTTTCATTTTCTTTTACAATAATGTGATTACAACGCCATTGAGGAAAGACTGTTGAAATATGATACTTATATGTAGATTTCATCGTTCTCCCTCCTTGCTAACTAATGAGACTTTCGACCATTCAAGAATTGGACTTTCTTCCACTCTTTTCTCTGGTTCCAATAAGAATCGCGCGGATTCATTACAATTTGTACATGTAACTTGAATTTCTTTTTCTGTTGTTTGGACCATAACACCCTGGATTCCGTTATCCTTTGTAGTGATGATGGGAAGTACTGCAGCATTCCCCTTTTCTTGCTCCAATCTATCTAGTTCCGCTGCTATATTCATTCCACAATTACATAAGATTTCAAATTTCATGCTTCCATTCTCCTTTAACCGTTTTATGATCGTTATAACGAGTAAGACCGCCAATTCTAGTTCGTCCAATTCCCACAACTGGCGATCCTTTGTCCTATAACACTCTAAAGCTATTAACTTTCCAATCAATTTTTCTCTACGCAATATCTTGTTTCACCTTTTAAATTCCCAATATTCAAAAAATGTTAAATGCACTCTTTACCAATTCAGCCTGCAGCATCTTCTGCAAAGAAAAGTATTTCTAAATCATGCGGTTCCACTTCATATGATTCATTTGAATTATTTACTAGCACCGTTACAATCCCTGTATCTTTATCTTGATGTCCTACAGTTAAAACACGACTATCATCACTAACAAAATCACCCGAATGAAATTCATTATTTCTTCTTTTTTTATTAGCGAAGACTCTGCGGCGCTCTTCTCGGTATTGCTCTCGTTCTGTGGCTAAACGACACTGATCTGCATATTGCCATCCTTTATCGCCTATACCTGCTATGTCACAATTTCCCCATACGCCTAAAATTTTAATACGACCATTCTTTTTATCGACTTCCATCGCTTTAACTTCAGCAAACATTGTGTAATCTTTACATTCAAATACTACCCAATCACCTAGTTCAAATGGTGTTTTAATAAACTGTGGTACTGGTACAATAACTGCTACGATTTTCATCTTTAACCCTCCAAATATTTAGTTACATATTGCGGTTTAAATCCGCTATCAAAATAGATTCGTAACGGCTGCGGTTCCTGCGATTCCCTCGCGGCTTTGCAAATCTCTTCGGCTTCGTCCCAAAAGAAACTTTTATCCTGCGCTCGTCTATACCGCCATAACGCTGTTACATAGTCGATATACATATCAAAGTGATTATCCTGCTTTACAGAGCGTGGTAGTTCGTCTGCGCTCCATACATCACATGGAATAACTGCAAGTACATCAGCGAATCCTGCATGACCTGGCAAGTGCTTCGCATGAGCATTCTTTATATCAAATGGCTTTGCTTGTTCCTTAATATCTTTAACTCTTGTATTTTTCATCACTGTAGTTGTATTTGTGAAATCATCCAGCAAGAATGTCAGTTGCTCCGTCATGGTGCTCACCTTCTTCTAACTGCAGCGTGTATACAATCCCTCTATCTAATAACGCACCGATAACTGCATTCATCCACAAATGATTGCCAATCTTCTTCTGTAAGTACTGTAGAATTCCTATAATTTCATTTGTAGAAAGGGATACAAATTCACCTAACTTCTCCTGGTTAAACTTCCCTCCACGCTTTTCAATCTCTAAAAATATTTTATTTTCTTTCACGTATTGTTCAGCTTTAATCAAATCAAAATCACGCACTTTATTCATGCCGTATCTTTTTATTAGAGCCGTTAACATATCTTTAATTACTAACGTTTCAACTACTTTTAATGTCAGCTCCATTTCACCCCGACAAGACTTACAAAGCGTTTTCTCGCATCCCTCAATGTACATGTTTTTCACATCAGCAGTTGGAATTACTGCACTACAGATATCACACCATTCACTATTATCGAACAACAAACCATCCATTACTTTCAGCTCCCCGCTATATCATCTATATTCTAAAATTTATTAATCTTTATATTTTTATAAATACACATATTTTGGCCGCTTGCGTATTTATTGTGTTATAATTGCAAATGTAAAATTATTTTTAAATCCAAATCTATATCTACCTTTAATTTTTTTGAGTATCCATCAATACGATGGATCTTTTTTTATGCGTTTTTTCTTATTTGTTCAACCACTACCGGATTACCGCCTATCGATTCCAAGCGATCCGCTACATCCAATACATTCTTTCGTTCTTCATTTCTATGTTCTTGATCTCTTTTCTGTTTTTTCTTGTACAATTCAATGAGTTCTTTTTCTACTGCATTTGATTCTTCCAATTGTTTATCACTTAGTTTTTTTAACTCTCGTGCGGCTGTTATATCGCCCGTAGCCATTGCCCTATCACACTGACGAAGTAATATTTTTTGATTTTGCATGTATTCACGTAACTTCTTTTCTAAAGGCCAAGCTATTTGTATATGCTCTGGAAGTACCCTATCGGCTAATGCCATCTATTTCACCTCTGTTCTGTCCCTATTGTTGTAAATGAATAACTTTCTCACCTACATCATTCGCAACATCTCCCTCAAGGTCGATGTAATATTGACCTTTTACACCAGAAGCAAGTTCTTGCCCAACAATTTGTCCATTTTCATCGCGCTCCATAAGGATTTTTGAGCCCACCTCTATAGTTGGCGCTAACTTAGACTTTGCTTGCACCTGGCAATCCCACACTTCACGTTTTTTATCACCAGTAATTGTAAGCGTTAATGTAATAGTTCTTGGCTTCTTTGGATCCGTGTTTAAATCGGACATATTTTCTAAAACACGTTCAAATTCTTCGTCAAACCTTTCTGCAACTGCTCCATTTGCGAAACTATTTAAATCTATTGGCATCTGTAAAACCTCCCATATTTTACTTATACTAATCCTGGTCTCCAAGCTTTTAGATAGGTTAAAGCTTCTTCAAAATCTTTTTCTTTTGTATCACGATAACTCGGAACTACAAAAGCCATTTTAAAGTCTTTCCATGCTCGACTATGTAAAATTCTTTTATCTTCAAATGCTTGGCGAATTTTCGGTTCTTCCCCCCAAAGCTTTTCGACTCGACGCAATTTCGCGTTTAGTAACGTTGTTTGTTGATAACTATCAATAGTCATCTTTTCATTTAACTTATTTTCAATTGTTTCTAATCGTTCATCTTGTTTCATCATTTCAGATGAAATTGTATGAATCATTTTCAGAGGAGACATTTGTGTTCGTTGATCATTTTGTTTCTGGATATGTTCCCTCATCCTCTTAAATTCTTGAATAAATTTGATTTTCATTTGTACAGCTTCTTTTGTGTTATAACTCATAACAACTAATGTAAAAGCTTCCTCTGTTAAATCATATTTAGGATATTGCTTTCCTCGGCTAAGATATTTTCGCTCCTCAAAATTGAGGAGTGAAAATTCCTCACCCGCATAACTTATTTGTTTGCGAATATCCCTAAGAACATTGTCATGTTCTTTACCGAACATATCTGCAACCATCAAACTATCAGTTACAATTTTATTTCCCTCCACAAAAACCAGATTACTAACTGGATTTTGTGCAACCAACAATTGACTCATCGTATAAACCTCCACTATTCAAAGTTTGTAAAATGTGAACTTTAGTCCCAAAAAAAGAAATCGATAAAGTTCGATTTTTTTAAACTCCACTACTAATTAATCTTCTGATTTCAACAATTCATCCATTGGCATATCAAAAACCTCTGAGATTGCAATAAGCGCCTTTCTACCAGGCTCTCCTTTACCACTTATATACAACGAAACCGTAGAAGGAGCACGGTTTATCGCTTGTGCAAATTCTATTTGTTTCATATTTCTAATTCTAAGCAAAGATGACAATTTATCGTTGTCAAATTTCATTTTCGTTTCACCTCGCTTATCTCTTACAAAACATATCTTAGCATAAAGTTTGTAAAAAGTGAACTTTTTTATTTTATTTTCCCAAATTCTTATCCTTCGTCAAAGGTAAAATATTACAAAAGTTTGCTAAAACTAAACTTTTATAATAAAATGAGATTAATAAAGTTGTTTACTAATTTGTAAAAAAAGAAATCTACTTGAATTTATATAAAAGGGTGAAATGGTTATGCGTGGAGAAAGGGTTAAAACTTTAAGGAAAATGAAGGGATGGACACAGGATGAACTTGGAGCAGCGGTTGGATTAAAAAAAGCTGCAATATCTGGAATCGAAAATAACAAACGTGATCGTGGGGAAAAATCTGTATCTAAATTTGCAGAAGTTTTTGGTTGCACTGCAGATTACCTTCTAGGCTTTTCAGACGATCCTGCTCTAAACAGTGAACAAAATTTACGGCTAAAAAAAGATTTTGATGAAATATACAATAAATTAAAAGAACTTCCAGAAACTGAACAAGAAATGTATTTAAGAATGATTAATTCCTTTATAGATGCGAACAAAAAATGATTGGTAGCAAGTTGCTATCAATCATTTTTTGTTTTAATTGCAAGTGATTCCTTAATATTTTCAATACTTTCTTTTACATCTCCATTAGTTTCCCCTAGTAATAACAGTTCCCAAAGTTTAGATTCTAATTGTTCTTGTTTATTCACTAACGTTTCCTTAGTTAATACTGCATTCATTTCTATATCCCCCTAGAACACCCTTTATATTTTTGTAAGTAAATGTAATTTATTCTGCTTTTATCAAAGTTTAAAGAAAACAGAAACCTTTTTTAACGCACAAATGCGACCGTCTAATAAAAGACGATCGCATCATTAACTAAATTTAATATAGTTACTAACTTTTCACCAGCCACCTGGATCGTTACTGTACATAACTACTGGCGCCTTTGCTTCTTGCTTTATTTCTTTTGTGTCCGTAGCAGAATTTAATAAGAAACCGCCTAGAATTGCTAGTACTGGAATAATAGCTAAGATTTTTTTCATATGTTTCCACCTGCCTCATGACTGATAAGTTAATTATACCATTTATTCAAACAATACCCAAGAGCATTTTTGCTAATTGCTGGACATAAAATTCATCATTATTTTGAAGAAGGCGTTCATATGCTCTTCTCATCATGAATTCGTCATTCCTTGCTAGTGCCAGATAGACATATTGTATATCAGTGAGCTTACCATTTTTTTCTTTAATACCCATTAAAATTTCTTCACCGACTTTATTATTCCCCAATCTAATTTCTAACAAAGCACGCTCTGCATCGTGGATCACAACAATGGTATCAATCTCTTTCATGTGTATAATCTTTAAAAAAGATAAGTTAAATTGGAACATATTACGTTTTTCTTTGACACCTTCAAAATCTTCAATCTCTTCCAAAGTTTCATAGGCCTTTATTAAGTAATATTTAGCCTTTTCGTAATTTGTAAACAAGTATGTCTCGCCCTTCTTAAAATAAGCCATTGCACGTGGCAATATATAGAATGGATTAAGCTCACATACATTTAGAATTTGATCACAAATAAGTCGTGCTTCTGTGATTTTACCAGCTCTTATATACATAACTGCTTGCGCTTCCTTAAACCTTAAATCAAATGTACTTTCAATAAAGTTATTTGGGATTTCATTTAGTCCATCGCTAATTTCATGCATTTTTTCCGATGCTAATTTATGGTCTCCCATTTGATATAACAATTGGCATAACAACAGCTCTATCAGCCATTTCATTTCTGTACTTTTTGTTGTTTTATTTACCTCTCGTAATGAATTATAAAATTCTAACAAGTTAATATTTTCCTGTGTATATCTTTGATAGATCCAGCGATACACTTCTGCCCATTCTTCATTGAGTGCATTCGTATACTTCTTTCCTTTTTCTACAATACATTCTTTTTCAATAACAAATTTTAATGTATTAAAATCGCCTCTTAATGATAGGTACTCCATAATTTCTCTTCTATTTTTAGGTTTGGCCTCAAGTACATACCTTGAAATATATTTACTTTCTGTTTTAATTCCCTTATTAAGTAAAGCCAAAGATTTTAACAAATATGAACAGCGCATTTGTCTTTCTCCTTTAAATACGGCTGTTACACCACTTGGGGAAATCCCCAAAGTTAAAGCTAACTTATTTTTACTAATCCCAGCTAAAGTTAAATCATTTAAAAGACATTGTAATAATTTCTTCATTTTTATTTGTCCCCTTTTTTCGGAACAAAGACACGTACCCTTTTACCATAATTTCGGAAAACGCGTCACTACATTCAAAAGTTGTGTTATACTAGTTGTTGGACTTGCAGTAAGTGTTCTCCCTAGCGCATTAGGGAAGACGTTGTAATTGTGTGACCGCACTAATTACACACGCTGTGAGTCTTTTTTTGTCCGCGTTTATTCAATTTTATTTCTTAACATTCAGATTAATCGTTATTTTAAAATCTTGAGAAAGTTTGACCTCTTCAATATATTACCATACAAAACACGATTGCTTTCTGATTATCTGACCTCTTATGCATTATTGCATATTTAAAGCGCTATATTTATATTATACCATAAAAATAGAACGTAAGTTCTTATTTTTAGATAATTATATAGACATATGTTCTTATACGTCTATTTTATAGCCATTTGTAGTATAAATTAATTATTAGATTTATACTTTTTTCCATGAGAGAATTTAATAAAATGCTAAAAAAATTAAGGAATTCATACGGGTTAACACAAGAAGAATTAGCAAGTAAACTTAACTTAAGCCGCGGTCAAATTAAAAACTACGAAAATGGTTTCGAACCAGATTTAGAAACTTTAGATCGAATCGCCTCTTATTTTAACGTACCTGTTGATGTTCTTTTAAACAGAAATATAAAACATAATACAAAAATAGTTGAGAATACACTCATTGAAATTCAACAAATTATTGCTTCTATGAACGAGGAACAAAGAGAAGACTTTTGCAAAAAATTACTTCCTTACGCTAGATTCTTAGATAAAGATAAAAAGATGTAGTTACTACCCGTCGATATTTAGTATTATTCTACATGGAAAAATATTCTGAATCTAGAGGTAAAATATTCATAAATTTACATTTTAATCAAGACAGCTACTTGGCTGTCTTTTTATTTTTTGGAAATACATATTAAAAGTTGTAATATACAAATATAAACTATATTAAGGAGCGATATTATGGGATTTAAATTTCGTAAAAGTATCAAAGTTGCCCCTGGTGTGAAAATAAACGTTACACATAAAGGTGTAGGAGTAAGTGCAGGTGTAAAAGGTGCTAGCATTAGTACTGGACCATCCGGATCTAGAATTACAACTTCTTTACCTGGAACGGGAATCTCATATGAACAACGTATAAGTAAAAAGAAAGGCACTAAACAAAGAACAAGCTCAAGTGATTCAGCAATTCAAAACACTACGACTACTACGCCAAATAATCGGTCGCATACAAGGGTTCAATCTTCCCTTATAAAAAAAGAAACTAAGGCTTTTATAGTAACTCCTTTCCGTTCAAAAGATAACGAAGCAAATTCTTTTGCTAGAAAACTGATGAAGCCACTTTCCATAATTACAGGCGCTTGTGCAATGCTTTTCTTAATTATGATGCTTGTTATTCCTGCTCTAATCCTGGCGGCTATTTCTTTCTTATGCTATAAAAATATCAAAACTCCACATGCAACTACATGTCCTGAATGTGATTATGAAAATCTATTAATTCATAAAGAGAAGAAAATTACTTGCCGTAAATGTAAAAGCACTCTTATTATACAGCGATAACAGTAAGTTATAAATAAATAACTAACTATGTTAAAGAATGCGCTTCCAATCTTTTGAAATGTATGATAAACTTGCATTTGGATGGAAGTCCATATACATATTATTAAAATTAAAGTGGTTTTCAAGTCAAAGAACGGCACTCATTTGAGTGTCTTTTCTTTTTTCTGATTATTTGTTATGATATGACTAGAGTATGACTTCTAACTGAATTGCATAAAATAAAAGAAGAGATGCGCTAACATCTCTTCCAGTAACTGATACCGCAAGGTGGTCGGTTGCTAATAGTTATTTTCGTTTAGTACCGCCCTTTCGCTTGCAGGCATTCGGGGCGGTATTTTTATTTCTTTTATTGCTAATCTTTTTTGCAAGCTCATTTGCATAAGCTGTTGCAAATGCTGCAAGGAATACCTTAGCAGCGTCATACAATAAATTAAATAAAGAATCCATTCGGTCACCTCCCTTCTCTCTAAAATCAGAGAAAGGATAGCAACCTCCCGCCCTCACAATATACAGTTAAATTTAGTTTATCATATTAGGTATAGCTAGCACTAAAAAATATTGTTATTTTCTTCTATGTATTACTTCAAGACAGACTCTTTTTTCTTTGCTATATGATTTTTCACATTTTCTTTTACTTTTGGTAGATCTAACTTCTCATTTGGAATGATGTCCATAATATTAGATTTAAATAGAAAATGTTGTTTCTCATCTGTTTCAACGTAAATCATATATTGTTCTCTACCCACTATTTTCCCCTTTAATGATTTTCCATTACTCAATACAAATGTACACGGAATATTATAGTGTTCTAAATACATTAAGATATTATCAAAAAAACATGCATATATTACATCCCCCTTTTTGTTTTAGTATAACAAAAAAAGACCATCAAACGACGGTCTTCTACCTTTTGTTTTTAGAAATTCTCTTCTTAACAACGAAAACTACGAGTTAAATGGTTGGAATATAAAAGAGTTTGGAAATTAATCCAAACTCTTTTTTAATAATTACTCAAAGAATCTGTTTAGATAACCAGCATATGTAACTTTCCAAAAGCTGCCAGAATCTTCGACTTTTTGTATAGGTATTGATCCACCATATTTAGCGCCATTAGATTCTGCAGTCATAAAATAACTATCAGGAATACTTTTACCTTTTTCGATATAATTTATTTTTGTAGCATAATATCTGGCAGCAGAAAGGGTACTAATATTAGAAGCATTCACCTGAATGGACTCTTGAATTGGTGAAGAAGGCTGAGTAAATTCTGCTGCGCTAGCAGTACTAATAATCCCAAATGATAATGCTAACGTTGCAACACCTGCAGTAATTTTTTTAATCATGGTATATTATACCTCCTATAGTAGATTTAGTTACAATTACCATTATAATACAAGTTAACTTTTAAATATACACTTTTTTCTATTTATTCAGAATTTTTAATTTGAATTTCCTGCGATTTTATCTTTTATACAAGATTTTGTGCACACTGCTGACTATGGCCCCAAATTACACGTATCTGGGCTGAACCTCATATACAGTTACATATAGTTTATCACACAAGTCATAAATACTAATTAAAAAAACTTGTTATTTTTTTACAACCATATTATTTTTTTAATCTATGTATAACAAAAAAGACCATCAAACGACGGTCTTCTCTTTTACTCTTCTTTTTTTAACAAATCTCTGCTATCATAAAGAAGTAGATACATAAATTGCAAATGTAAATTTTAAAAATAAATATTTTATATAAATAAAAAAAACAAAAAACCCCGACAGCATTTTCAAAGGTTTCCGTGGTTGGTCGCCTACATAAAACTTTTGAAAATCGAAACGCGAGGTTTGTATTAACATATTTTAATGTGTATCGCTACGTCTATGATAGCATATACTTTAAAAAATGTGAACTACAATCCTCTAATTTCTTGCACCCATTTTTTGGTCGGGGTAAAAAAATTGGAGGATTTTTTATGTTGGATTCAGTTATACAAATGAGAGGAACAGTTTACGAAAAAGGATTTGGTTTATTAGCACAGCATGTCATGCGAGATCGTTCATTACATAAGAATGCAAAATTAATATACGCTTACTTATGTAGTTACGCTTGGGGTAATACAAATGAAGAACGCACAGCATTTCCAAGTGTAGATATCCAATGTACAGATTTAGGAATGAGCGAAGATACTTATTATAAATATCGTAAACAACTAATCACTAAAGGTTACATCAACATAGAAAAGCAAAAGAATGAAAAAGGGCAATTCTCAAGAAACCTTTATTACATCGAATCTGTTGTAATACCAAAAGAAAATACAGAAGAACCATCCCCTAAAAAATCGGGTATGGATGAAAAACCAAAACCATCCCCTAAAAATCCGGGTACGGAAAAACCGAGCTCGGAAAAACCGAGTACGGAAAAATCGGGTACTAATAAGAAAAAAGATAAAAAAGATAAATTAATAAAAAAACAAGATAATAAAAAAGAACAGATAATTAATTCCTCTTCTTCTAATACAGATAATTTACTTAATATAGTAGAGGAATTGAATTTAGAAAATGAAGAGGAAGAAGAATACATCAATCAAATGTCTAATCTATTCTACAAATCTGTTATTGAAAGATTAAGAGACAGAAAGATATTTAAGAATAAACAACAATTTTTTGATGTATTAAAGACATTACAAGAAAAAAATGTACGTATTGGTACCATGAAACAAGTAGACAAGTCTATTGATGAATTTCTAAAAACAGTTGAGGAACGTAGTCAAACATCAAATCCAGTTCAGAAACCTACTATTTTTTACGCTGGTCGTCTTGCTATGGTTATCGAAAGAGAAAACACTGTAGAAACAGCAAAGGCATTTATACGTAAAAATAAAGATGAATTTAAAGGTAATGTTTTATTCTTTAACTGGTTAGATCAATAAAACAATTATAGGAGGGGTATTTATGAGAAAAGTAGATGTAGTAGTATCCTTAATCGAATTAGAAAAAAGAATCTCTAAAGCACTAAATCCACTTGAAGAAGCAGGATTAGATTCTATTTTTCAATTATTTTCTATGCTAGATTTTGAAGATGCAACAAACGTTTTACTTGAAAATGTGTTTAAAGATGTTTATTTCGAGAATATACAACACTTTCGATTCGGAACTGAAAGTAAAAAAGAATTTACAAACCGTCTGTTAAAAATTAAACCCGAACTTTCTTGGGTTATGTCACCAGATGAAACATTAAAAGTAATTTCTGTTTTATTGGATATAGAGAAAGAAAGACAAGAAACCTATATAACTTTCGCTAACTTAGGTGTGGAATTTGATATTCCAGAAGCGATGGATTCTTTGGAGAAATTTATTGATCAATTAATCGGAGAGAATGCTGGGGATATCGTTTATTTCTACACTGATGGTGACATGTCTAGAGAAGAAGTGTTAGATTTCATCTCTGATAAGTGGAAACAGGAAAGTAAATAAAGAAGATTTAAGGGCAGATTCGACATTAGAAAAATTCGAACTAGCTGAACATACAGAGAGGAATTAACATATGTCATTTAGCAATGAACTTATTAATCAAAGTATGAGTAAATTAGGAGGGCAGCTCGCATTATATTTTGGTCTTCCAATAATTCTCATTGCAATACTAGCGATAATTGTATGTAGATATTTTGATGGATATTTCACTCGACAATTTTTTGGTATAGCTGCAGCGTGTATATTTGTAGGTTGGTGTGTATATGTTTTTAATTAAGTTAGCTTAAAGTAAGAGTTTTAACAGTATGGGAGGAGCACTAACATAACGCGGATTTTGTACACTTAGACCAACAAATAAGTTTGATCCACGAGTTTGATGTTTTTTCTCATCCCTCAAAAAGTGTACCTTTTGAAATTATGTTTATATTTCTTATGAATTAAGCTTACTCCTCTTTTTGAAGGAATGGGCAAAGATACCCAAAATAAAAATTCAGAAATGAAAGGAGGACTTTAAGACAATGCGTAACGTATTTCCAAACAAATACTACAGCGATGAAGGGTTTGTAGAAAGAAAATTAGAAATCAATGAGGAAGATTTACAAGAAATTATTGAGGATTACTTACTAAGGAATGCTGATTTCGATTTTGATGAAGTCGAAATAGTCAATAACCGCCCAATGAACATATGGCTCTATGCTAAATGTAGAACATATGTTGATTCTGAAGATCCAGAGCAAGATGAAGCACTACTTGATGTAGAAGTCGAAATCGCCGGAGACTATGACGGAAATCTTTAATAGATTACCAATATAAGTATAGTGGGATGTGAGGACTAGGGATCATTACAAATGACTTACAAGCTCTCTCTTACCTTCTTACTACTGGAGAGTAGAAAACTATACACAATGGTATAAAATCACTTTAGGAGGTTAGTACAATGTTTTTAGCTAAAGGATTTAATAAAGCACCGTATTATAATAAAATTGAGTTATTAAAAAAAGAAGATTATGTTAGGAAAGTGATCTTAAAATTACGAGATATTGAGGATGAAGACGAGAGAAGAACGGCAATTGAAAAGGAAGTTAAAGAATTGTTAAGCAAGGTATCGATACACCTGCTCAAATATCCTGAGCCACTTGAAAATCTATTAATCTTACTTAAAGATGAGAATGAGCATGATATTTATTTAGTTTTGAGACTTGAAATTGATATGTTGTACATGCATGCAATTCAATTTAACTATAAAACATTAGAAAAGGCTGCTAAGACTTATAAAAAATTCCGTGAAGATCCATTAGCTTTTCGTAGATAAATAAAAAACAAGGCATCTATTGATTCAATTTATACTTATTTATAAGGATTTATCAATGTTGATCGATATTAACTTGTGATATAATACATTAGACGGTATCTCTATTATTTAAAGAAATATTAAGCTGAAGAAAAGACGCATTCATAATGAAAGCGTCTTTTCTTTTTGTTCACTAAGATGATACTTTCTATCATAATTGTACAAGCTCACTAATATAAAAAAGAAGACCACAACTTATCGATGGTCTTCCATTCACAAACTACATAGAACTTTCTGGGTATCTATATTCTACCATTTTTTTATCGAAGAGAAATATATATTTTACGACATAAAATTTCACGCACCGTATAAATCTATTAAACTTAAAATACATCATTAAGGGATTCTTGTTGTTTTCTGACGAAGACAAGGTTTTCCCTCCTACCATAACGAATGTTATAACAGAGGTGATAATGTTATGACAGATAAAACAGACAGCTCTCAATCTATATATGTCAGCAAAGACGTAGCAACGATGCTCAAAATCCAGGAGTCCACTTTGAGGAAGTACTGTATCATGCTCGAGGAACAAGGTTATCACTTCCACAAGAATGAGCATGGGCACCGTGGATTTATGGATAACGATGTTATAACACTAAGGAAGTTAATTGAGATCAAATCGCACCCTGATATGACGTTAAAACAGGCCTGCAACGCAATAATGACCTGGGTTAAAGAAAAAGATATGTCAGAGGTTGATACGGATGTTATAACGGAAACTGAGCAACATGACGAGCGATATAACGAACTAAAGGAAATGATTCAGCAGCAAAATGAAATGCTAAAGCAGATGGCTATGAAAATGGATGAACAACAACGCTACATTGATGAGAGATTAGAAAAACGAGATCAGCAGCTTATGAGTGCTATACGCGAAATACAGGAAGAGAAACGTGTACTGCTAGAGACAGCGGCAGCGAAGCGGAAGCCTTGGTGGAAATTTTGGTAGAATGGTATAGAACTAGTTATTAATCCACGACGTAGATAATCTTATGTAAAAGGGTGATTGAATTGTATTGCTGTGATAAGTGTTTTAAAGACGAATATGTGATAGAACTCATAAAAAGTAAGCGTGTTGTAGGTGATGAATGTAACTATTGTGGATCAAAAGGTGTGTCAGTCGCAAAAGTAAGTGATTTATTAGATATGTTTAATAATTTATTTACATACTTTGTAAAAAGTGAACCAGAAAAATACATTTATATGGATGGTATGCCTACTATTGAAGAGGCTTATGGTACGGGAGAAAACTTGTGGGACTTACTTCGTGAAGAATGGGATGTTTTTAGTGATATAACAGATGAAAACCTACTATACGATATTTTAAATGCTAATAAAGATGTTGAGAAAGAAGGTATAATTTCAGCAAATACTATGTTTTATACCGCAATGGATGTAAGTGATCATTTTAATGTTGGCGATTGGTGGAATGATCTTGCTGATAGTTTGAAGCACAAAAATCGCTTCTTCCCACAAATTAGTTCTTGCTCACGAAAAAATGACGACTTACTTGATTATTTAGGAATGCTATTCTTAAGTATTTCTACAACAGTTGGTGAAAATGATAAATTTTACAGGGCAAGAATTGGTGAATACGCGAAAAGCACGGAATTAGAAGCGCCACCAGAAGAAAAAATTTTAAAGAGCGGAAGAGCAAACCCTGTTGGTATAAGGGTTCTTTATACAGCGATAGATGAGGAGACTGCAGTAGCGGAAGTAAGACCATGGAAATCAGCTAAAGTAACTATAGCGTCTGTAAAGCCTAAAGAACCATTAAAATTAGTAGATTTGTCTAAAGTATCGGATAGAATGGACAAAATTTTAAAATCACCTTTTTCCGTGGAGAATATTTATAATGAGTTAACGGCATTGAATGTACTCTCAAATCTTGATAAAGCTCTGTCTAAACCGGTGAGTCCAGATACTTCAGAACTAGATTATATACCGTCTCAATACCTAACAGAATATATAAAATTTCTCGGTTATGATGGTGTTATATTTAGAAGTTCTTTAGGTCCAGGTGAGAATTATGTTTTCTATGAGCAGGAAAATAAATTTTGGATGCCAAAAAGTAAATTGAATGTAGAAATACTAGAACTTTACGAAGTAAGCGGATTGAAGTATGATTTCTCTATAATACCTAAACACGTTATGCCAGGCGTAAAACTGTAAGAATTTTAGATTTTTGATTATATATTTTTTGTTGAAATAAAGATTCTCTATGAGAATCTCTTTTTTTATTAACAATTATATAACAGTTATATAATTGTTAATAAAACATTGAAAAATATCTCTATTTGTTATAAAATTAGGTTAACATTATATAAGCGTTACATAACAGATATATAAGTATTGATAATTTAAAGGAGTCGATAAAATGACTAAAGTATTTGCAATTGATCATGGGAATGGCGCTGTAAAAATGCGTACAGATGTGTTTAAAAAGACACTTCCAGCAATCTATTCATTCTCTTCTAATGTAGGAGAAGCATTGTCTGGTGGGAAGATGAAGCTTAAAACATATAAAGTTGAAGGAACAGAATATGTTTGGGGCGATGACATAATTAAAGTGAACAATACTTTGAACACATACGCTCAACAGAATCGTTATAAAACTAATCAGTATAAAACACTATCAAAAATTGCATTAGCTGAAATGGCTGCTAAAACAAATGTGAAAAGCTACGATGAAATCTTAGTTGTAACAGGTGTTCCAAGCCAAGAAATCGGAACAAAGGCCGTTGATGAAATTAAAGAAGTTTATTATGGAACTCATGATCTTGAGGTGAATGGTAAAAAAGTAACGATTAATGTTGTAGATGTTATTGTTCTTGCTCAACCAGTAGGAACCGTTATGAGCCGTTATTTAGATGAAGATGGATTTGTTGCAGATGATACTTATGAAGATATGACTGTAGGTATTATTGATATCGGAACTGGTACAACAGATTTAGATGTAATCTCTATGCTACGCCGTGAAAAAGAATCGACTTCTGTTCCAAAAGGAATGCACGATGTCTATGAACCAATTGTAGCTAAAATTAAAAAGGAAACAAGCGCAACTATTAATGATTATAAATTAGAAAAAGTATTTGAAGAAGCTGCTTACCAGGCTTCTAAGCGTATGGATCCAATTGATTTTAATGATGAAAAAACAGCATCGATTAAAGAAGTTTATGATTTTATTGTAAACGGAGTAAATAATGCTTGGAAAACATTTGACCGCTTTGATGAAGTGCTAGTCTCTGGTGGTGGCGCGAATACTTTCCATGAGTTATTGGAAGAATGGATTGGTAAAGTAACGAAATTAGAAGAAAGCCAAACTGCAAACGTGGAGGGCTTCTACAGATACGGTAAATTTGAGGTAGGCGAAGAAGATGGCGAATAAGGTATATCCTCTTTCTTATGATGATGTATTAGATAAAGATATTAAAGATTGGTTAGAATCTCTACCGCGTAATAGAAAAGCTGAAATGGTTCGTACTGCTATTAGACAATACATGCATACAAGCGGTTCTATTATTATCTCTCCAATGAAAGAAGAAAAAGTAGAACCTAAAAAGGTTGAAAGAAAACGTCCTAATTTAGGTAGGGGCGGTAATTTCGAAAAAGATTAAATACAATTGAATATAAAAAGAGAACGCTCTTCCCAGCTTGGCGGCACGAAAGAGCGTTCTCTACACTTTGAAAATTTGAAAGGATGATTTAACAATGTCAAATACCCTTTACAAACTAACTACTAGTGAGCCTATTCTACCACAAACACGTAGCAAAAAGGAACTGTTCGGAACAATCCGCTCATTCTTTGCGAAAAAATACCAAGAATTAAATGAGTGGTTTGGTATTGAAGAATGTAAATCAGACCGTATTTGGTACTATGGAACATTATCACTTATGTTTTTTCTTCCTGCTGCTACTTATGTTACTTCTAAATTTATATGGTCGTAATGTATGATATTACAAAAAAAGAGGGCGCTTGCAGCGTCCTCTTTTTTAGGCAATTAAATATGTTCTCCGTGGTCGATATAAACATCACTGTATTCGTATGCTGGTGCAGGTGGTCTTCCGTGGTCATAAGCAGGCGCTCCACCATGATCCCCATGTGCTTCGAATTTACTTATACCACCAGTATGCCCGTGACTATATGCTAAATCAGGTCTTTGTGGTGCAGGTGTATCACCTTCAGCCATTGCAATAAATCCTACTGCCATAATGGGAAGTAATAATACTGACTTTAACTTTTTCATCACACTAACGCCCCTTTTTCTTCAAATTGTTTTCTGGATTCATTGCTGATATAAAAGTATTTACTTGCTTTTTTGTCGTTCGCTTCTTTATAAAACATAGTAGCGAGAATTTCAGCATATTCTTGAACGCACTTTGTTAATCCTTCTACTTCAAAATAAGAAATCCCTGCTTCTATTACACTTTCTAATGTATTTAACTCAGATTCATTATTCAATTCCATTAATATGTTAAATCTGTGTATGTACTCTTGATTTCCTATTTGAGTAGACGTTCTTAGCCCCTGTTCTATTAACCTATTGGCTGCTGTATGTTCCCTCAATTTATAATGTTCCTTAGCTTGTAGAAAGATAGCCTTATAATGGTTTGGTAAATGTTCTGTTACTTCTGATAAGTGGCGGATAGCTAAAGACGAAAGCCCTTGACTAGCATATAACCACCCTATATTGTTTCTAAGGCGTAATAATAGTTCTATGTTATCACCCTTTTTAACAATATCTATTGCTTTATTTAAGTGTTCTTCAGCTTGTTCAAATTGTCTTATCTGTATACATGTTAATCCTAGTACATTTTCACATAATGCTACGTTTATCTCATAGCCTTCATTATTATGAAAAGCTGTTTTTGCTTTGTTTATATACGTTATAGAGGGGAGGGGCTTATACGTTTGATAGTAGAATGTTGCTAAACGATAATTAAATTCTGCTTGTTCTAGTTCGTCAGGGACATATTTTAGAAGTGATTCTGCTTCTTCAAATTGTTCCCCAGCCTCTGCATAATTAGACAAAAATGTATTATGTATTGCTTTATAAAAGTGGTAGCAATACGCTAAATAATTGTCTACTGGTTTATTGAAGTTCTCAATTTTATCAAATTCACTTGGTGAAATATTAATGCCTTCAGTTAGAACTTTATACCTAAAATCTAGTAGAGAGTAATATAATAATAAGTTTTGGTCTTGTAATTTTGTGTCTTTTTCATGTTGTAAATTATTAATTATATTATCAATTTTTCCTTTCAAGTTTGACGCCTTTACATACCGTTGCGTTAACATGGCTTGATACCAGTCATTAAGTAATTTTGTAACTTGTTCATTCCCCTTTACTGGAACATGCATAAAATCCCACCCTTTTTTCTGAATAGTCTTACTCAAAAGAATAGCAAAAAAAGGAAGGAAAAAGAATAACAAAGTATATTTCTACATAATTTTCAGACTTTTGATGGTGAATATCAACAAAAAAGTCGATTCCTATCATAAGAACCGACTCTCCTCTTACTTCACATACACATAGGCTTCATTTGCAGTTATATAGTATGTTACGCCTTTACTGTTGTGTACTTTGTATTGTGGTGAACCATTAACGGATACTTTAGCATCAATCGTAAATCCAAGCCCTTCATCTACCGTTCCTGCTACATCTTTATCAGACCAAGAAGCAGAGTCATAGAAACGAAGGTCGTCCACTTTAGAAACAACACGTTTTCCTACTACAGAACTTGAAGTAGTAGTTTGTTCCCCTTGATATTTAATATAAGATGGGTTGTTATAAATCCATTGGTTACCGCCAAGATTTAACCAATCACCTTGTTTTCCCCATACTTGATATGCTTCTCCTTTATTTAATTGACGGATAACACCATAATTTGTTGATGGTCCACTTCTTAGGTTTACGTTAAATCCTTCAATATAAGCTACTCCTGTTTCGCCTACAACGTTTTGAGATGGTTCTTGTGGTTTTGGTTTAACTGTAACTGTTGCGCCTTCATATGCCTTTTTTACGTCCGCTCTGAATTGTGATTCTGATACACCGTGACTGCGAAGGTAATCAATCGGATCTTCGTGGTCAGTTCCACCTAATTTGTAAGTAATATCTTTATGTGTCCATAAGCCTTTGCTTGGATGAATTCCTCTATCTTTTAAAATCTTAGCTAATAGTTTTACATAACGCTCGTAAGAAGATTTAAATTTATCTGGGTTGCTAGTTTCAGAAAGTTCTACGTGAACAAATCTTTTATTTGCAGATGGTCCAGCACCGTAAGCCACATATTTTGTATCGGCAATTTGGACTGTTTCGTTCCAATCTACAGCATAATGCACAAATGCATTTCTCCATGTTCTAGCTTCATAATTTCGAATGTTAATTGCTGGTGCTTCTGGTGTTGCTGTACTATGTGCCACAACGCCCTCATAAGCGCCCACACCGTAGCGATATGCTTGTTTCGGTAAGTCTTGGATAATTAGTACTCTATCAGCAAAAGAAGCCGTAGCAAACGAAAATAAGAGTAATAGAGTCATAAATAATGAGCTAAATAGTTTAATTGGTTTTTTCATTGTGTATTTTCCCCTTTTTGCCAAACAAAAAGAGCACCGTCTTTTGACAATGCTCTCCTTATGTAAGGCGTGTATTTTTTATTTGGTAGTATGTTTTTCTTTTCGTGCATCACTTCTTTGGATCTTCGCTTGAATTTCGGATGCTACACTTTCTAATAACCATGCAGGAATCCATTTTTCCCAGCCAATTCGTGCACAGTTTGCTGCGAAACTATTAAAAATGTGGTAACTCAATCCACCGACTACCATAAAGAAAAAGAAGTCAGGTAGTTTAAGAGCAATATCAAATAAATGCGCAAGAGCTGGTAATGATAAAAGCACCACGGTTCTCGTGATGCCCTCAATTCCATATTGTGATGAGTATGTTCCATCTAGCTTTGAAGCTTTACTACCAGTAATCCAGTCCAACATAATAATCCAGCAATAGATCGATATCCAAATTAAGTTCGCTTTACCGTATAACAAATTAATTATTGTTCCTAATCCACCACCGATAGCACCACCTACTTTAAATTGAGTACTTGTAATAACATCGCTTATATTCAATGCCTTGATGAGTTCGTGAATTCTTTCCAAGTTCTCACCTCCTCGTATGATTAAGTTAGGTTTTTTAGGGACGGGATGTACCTATAAACCCAAGAGTATCTATTTTTATGAG